GGCGAAAGGCTCCAGCACCACACCGCCGGGTGGTGTAACAAGACGTACGAGCCAGCGCATCAGCTCGAGCGGCTTCACGGTTGGGTGCGCGACCCCGTCAACTCTCGGGCGTTCCTTGGCGGGCGCCTTGGCCTGGTAGCGGAATACGGGGAAGAACCGGGATGCGCCGCCTGAGTCCAGTACGACACGGCTGGCTGTTGTTCCGGTGGCGCCGCCGTTATAGCCGAGCCCAGCGCGGTTGGCGGGCCGCTCTCCAGGGCGTCTGATTCCGGCTTGTTCGTCCAGCTCGGCAGCCTGGGTCTCGTCTAGTACGACGTTTGTCGGCCAGCGTCCAGCGGGAGAGGCGCTGTCCTCGCGAACCCCGGTCCACTCGCCGTATGTGTCGCCGCTGCGGTTGGAGCCCAGACCTACGACCGAGGCGCATTTGTCGGCATAGTCCCGTCCGGCAGGCGTCCGGCACGCGTCGATGTTGAGTGCCCCGGTGCCATGCTCCAGCACGCTCGCCGCGACCGTGCTCATGAGGGGTCTGCGACCGACGACGATCGGCTCGAACGCGGGCTTCAGCGCAGTGCTCCAGCCCTCCCACTGCCGCCCTTCAGGTGTGCTCGGGGAAGGGTCTTCGTCCGCTGCACCGAGGCGTCGGTCGATCGCCTTGGACACGTCGAGAGACTTCGGGAATCCCGACCCGTACAGCCAGGCGATCGAGTCACGGATCTCGAAGCCGGCATCCTCGACCGCGGACGCGAGCCGATGCCAGGTGCGGGAACCGCCGAAGCTGAGCAGGTGGCCGCCCGGCTTGAGGGTGCGCAGGCACTCGGTGGTCCACTCGGTGCACCATGCCTGGAACGTCTGGTTCGCCGTCATCGACAGGTCGTACCGACCAGCCTCGGTCGCTGCCGACCGGTAGCCGCCATTCACTCCAGCCTTGCCGTCGTTGGGCATCGCGGCCTGCGATCGCCGGAGCTCGACGCCGGCCTCGATGTCGAGCCCGTCCCACGGCTTGCCCATGAACCGGATCCCGTAGGGCGGGTCTGTCACAACCGCATCGACGCTTGCGTCCGGCAACGTCTTCAGAATATCCAGGCAATCGCCGTTATAGACCACGGCTCTAGTACCCGGATAGTAGGGGAACGTCACGTTGTCACCGCCGCCGCCGCTTTTGCCTTGTGGAATTCGTCCACCATCCGATTGGCCACCTCGGACGGCGGCCGGAGTGTGGCCAGCGTCAGACGGATCAGCGCTTCCAAGCCGAGTGCTTCCTGCGGCGTACCGGCGTCGAGCAGCGCGCGTACGCCGATCGCCCACTCCTCAGCCGGCCAGTTGGTGGCGCCGCCGAGCGCTACGCAGGCCTGGCGGGCTTCGGGGACGGGGAGGTTACTGAGGGCGGTCACAGAACTTGCTCCAGGATCTTCCGGGCCAGCAGCGGCGGGATGGCGTTGCCGATCTGGAGTTGAACTTCGGTCTTGCTCCCCTGCCACGGGTAGTCCGGTGGGAAGGTCTGGAGCACCGCGGCATCGGCGTCCGACATCGCCCTGTGCACCTGCCCGTCCAGCACCCATTTGTTCCGGTTGTACTTGCGGGTTATCGTCGGCGCCGGGTGGTACATCCTCCGGAAACCACGCTTCGCCGCGTCTCCTCCGGTGCCGTAGTTGCTCCGCAGGCCTGCGCCAGGGGCCGGGACCTTGATGCCCAGAGCTTGTGCCATGGTCACCCAAGGCAGACAGCCAGGATCGGTGGGGGGCATGCCCGTTACCTTCACGTAGCCCGTGTGGTAGCGGGTGTGCGTCGGCGTCGGCAGAGACACCTGCCCGTCCAGGCTGGCGATCAGCACCGCGCGCCGGCGCGTCTGAGGTACGCCGTACTGCTCGGCGTTCAAGATGCCTACGGCAACGTTGTACCCTTGGCACTTCAGCCATTCGGCGTACTTGCGCCACACCGGCAGGCACTCGCGGGTTTGCTCCATCACGATCCAGCGAAACGGGCTGCCGATGGTCATGGCCTGACGGATGATCCGGGCCGGCTCCAGGATCAGCGCGGCTTCGGCCCACCCTGGGCCGCCACGGCCGTCCGGCGGCCCGGCAATGAAGGTGTCGTGCGCCCGCAGCGCGTCCAGCCGGAACAGGATCTCTTCCTGGAGCTTTCGACCCTCACCCTTGCCCGCTACGGTCCACGGACCGCAGGGCGGCGACGCTTTCAGACCGGAGTACGGGTGATGCTGGGACAGCTCGTACTCCGTGACGTCGACCAATGCCGTGTTGTGCCCGGCCTTGATCGCGGTACTCGCGGCAGCTTCGTCCTTTTCCAAACCCAGGGTGGTGACCCCCAGCTCTTTGTCGTGGACGTTCCAGCCGCCGACACCATCGAACAACCCGAGGGCGTCCTGCTGCATGACGGTCACGTCGTCTCCACCAGGTTCGCAATCGGGCTGGTGATCTTCTTGCTGTTGTGGTCGTACAGCACCTCGGCGACCTGCGTCCCGTTGCGGCTGTAGACCCGCTGCACCGTGCCCTTTCGGGGCGGGACACGGTTGCGGTCGGATACGTGATAGACCCGGGACTGTGCGGCGATGGCCATTACTGCTGCCCCCACGGCGGCGCGGCCGGAGCCGGCGGCTGGAGCTCAGCGCCCTGCGGCGTTGGCGGGACCTGGAAGCTGAGCAGTTGCTGGCCCTGCGTCTCGGCAGTGGGCTGCGGGATCTGGAACGGCGGAATCGGGGCTTGCGTGAAACCCTGGCCGTCGACAACCGGCTGTCCGACCGGCCATGAAGCGAAGCCCTGCTGGCTCAAGGCCGGGGTCTCTGGCTGTGGGGGCAGCGGCGGGACAAACGCCGGAACCGGTAGCGACTGCCCATCCGGGAGCGGCGCGTAGATGTGGGGCTTCGGCGGGTTAGTGAGCTCGTGGCCGGCGGCGCGGATGCAGGGACGGCCGGAGACGTCGGAGATGTGCTGGCAGGGGAAGGCCTGCGCGGCGGCAGACTCTTCGGGGGAGACGTCTTGGGGTGCTGGGATCGAAAGCGCTGGAGGCTGGAACGGTGCGGGTTGTGCAGCCACGGGCTCGGGGGCGAAGTGCGGCTCAGAGCCGGCGTCGGAGGTGCCCACAGCCTCCGGCAGCGGTGGGGCGGCAGGCTTCGGCCCGGAGGGCTGATCAGTCAGCCACTTGATGTCCTGCTCCTGGACGTGGCGGTCGTAAGCTTCCAGCCGCGAGTTGTCCGGGAACCGCTTCCGCAGCGCCTCGGCGGCCTTCACCAGGTCGGTGTACTCCAGCTGGCTGTTCGGCTGCGCGCGGAAGGCCTCGAGAGCACGGTCGTAGGCGATTTCCTCCTTCTTGCGCCGGGTCGGCTTCTTGGACGGCTGCTCGTCGGGGGTGGGAGACGGGGTGGTTTCTCCTGCTGCTTGCCCAGCAGTCGCACTCTCGGCAGCCTGCTCCCCGCCCGGTGCAACGGGCTGGACGTGGGGATTGGCTGGGGGCGTGACCGCCCCGTCTCCGGTTTGGGCGGAACGACCGAACATGTGTACCGTTCCAGGTCGCTCCGGCGTACTGTCCTGGTGGCCTTCGGGTTCAGAGCACTGCACGCCGTTGTAGATGACCGGGCACTGGCGCGGCTGCACCGGCGGAACTGCCTCAAGCGGGTTCCAGGCCGTATCCGGAGCTGTCCGCGTGAACGTCGTGCCTGCTGTAGTCAGAACCTCAACGTCCCCAGGCGCGAGAGTCCAGTCCTTTTCAAGCGTGACCGAGCCGTCGGGGTCGCGGGACGCGAGCACCATCGAGCCGTGACCTTCGTCGTCCACGTCGATGCTGAGTACACGCTCCCGGTTCCGCCCGAACTGGTCGTTCAGGAAGGCTTGGAGCCCGCGGACATCCTCAAGGGTGAACCCTATTCCAGCGGCAGACACCCGCAGGACGTGGTCGGGTGCGGTTGGGTCCTGCGTGGTGACGAATTCCGCCGTTGCGTACGGCGATGCGCCGTCGGGGCGGTCTTCGCGGACGTTGTAGCTAGTGCTCTGGTAATTGGTCATGCTGGATGGTCTCCTGATCAGCTGTCGAAGAAGAAAACGGCGCGGACGTCGTCCAGGGTGAGTTTGTGGAGGCTGGCCACGCGGACCATCGCCAGTACCGTATGCAGGAAATCGCCTGCGGATTCAGCCCAGGAAGTGGTCCACTCGATTTGCGTGTACGTGCCTTCGCAGAAGGACCGGATATCTGGCGCCTGCCTGTGCTTCGCCGCATATTCGCGACGGTTCCAGGAAGTGCAGATCTCCAGATCCTCGATGCGGCGCAGCATCTCGGTGTTGCTGACTTTCTGGATGGCGAAACCAGACACGTCGGCGCACCACTCCTGTGGCTTCTTCCACTGGTTGAAGCGCCAGAAGTTGTCCGGGTCAACGTAGCCGTGGTGCACGATCTTGTTCCCGTGCCAGTCCACGTCCACCAGCTCGCGCGCGGTCAGCCAGCTGGGGGTGTGCTCCTGCCAGGTCAGCCACCACAGCAGGACGTCCAAGCTGGCGTCGGACGGAATGCCGCGCGGCTCAGCGACCGGTACGACGGGATCCCCGATGTCCGACCCCGCAAAGCCTCGGCCGTTGCGGACGCCGGCCAGCATCGCGAACACGTTGTAGTTGCGGTCGGCGTACCAGCCGTCGTCCTCGCTGGCGTGCAGAACCCAGCCGCCCGGTTCTCGCCGTTCAACGGCTAGATGGATGTCCGTACCCATGCTTCCTCTTCCTCCCGGTGTGCCGTACGCTGCCGTAACCGTACACTGTTCCTTGTACCGGGTCAACAGCGGCCATAAGAGGCCAATTAGCGTAAGGTGGGCGCCATGACAGAGACCCCCGCGCAGGACGAAGTCCTGCTCTATCCCGAGGCCGCCCGGCTCCTGCGCATCAGCGAACGTACTCTGCGCCGTTACGTTGCCGACGGCCACATCCCGCACTTCCGGATCGACGGTGCCGTGCGGTTCTCCCGCACCGCGCTGCTGGAGATGCTCCGAGCCGGTGTGTCGGAGGCCGGGTGAGCGCGCTCGGTTGGGGCGACTTGGGGAACGTCGTCCCGATCGGCGGCTTCGACAAAGAAGCCCTGAAGCGCGAGATTCCCCTGGAATGGGTGATGGCGCAGTACGGCGGTGAGATGACGCCGGACACCTCCGGCACCCGGCTCGAGGGTGTGTGCCCCTTCGGCCAGCACACCGGGCGCAAGTTCACCGTCCGAGAAACCGAGACCGGTGAGCGCGTCGCCGGCTGCTGGGCCTGTCCGGACAAGTGGCAAGGTGACCTGTTCGAGTTGCTCGGCTGGCTCACCGGTGAGACCGACTTCGGCAAGGTGCTCCAGATCGCGCACGTCATGGCGCAGCGGTTTCGTGCTGACGACGCGTGGGCCGCCCGGCCGCCGATCGTTCTCAAGCCTGCACCGAAACAGGATCCCGCAATCCTCACCGCAGACGCCGCGGTCGGCATCCGTACGGCGGTCGCCGACCCCCGGCTGATCAAGGAGCTCATCGAGCGCAAGGCCGCAACGGACCCGGGCTGGCGGCGGCTGACGCCGGAGTTCCTGATCAGCTCGTGGCAGGTCGGCGCCGAGCCTGACCGGGTGGAACAGCACGGGCTGTCCAACCCGGACAGCACGGCTTATCCCTCACAAGCACGCGTCGTCACGGGCTCACGGGTGCTTGTCCCGCACTGGTCCTGGGATGCCCAGTCAGGCAACTGGCTGGTCCGCGGACTCAAGACCCGCAACGCACGGTACGGTCACCTGATCGCTGCGTCCGGCTCGGACCTGAAGGGGGCGCTCTACGGCATCTGGCGGATGCGCGGGCTGGACACCGTCCTGGTCTGCGAGGGCGAGGGCGATGCATGGTGTGCGTCCGCCGTACCGGAGATCACCGCGCAGATGGATGTTGTATCCGTCCCGGCCGGCGTCAAAGGCGCTCCGACCGAGCAGCTGCTGGCGCCGTTGCGCGGCAAGAACGTCGTACTGGCCTTCGACGGGGACACCGACGGCAAGGCCTGGACGGCGAAGTGGGTAGAGGCTCTGCGCGACGTGGCGGCATCCATCCTGGTCGCTCCCGTCCCGGACGGCCTGGACCTGGCGTCGTGCCCGGACCTGACGCCCGTCGTACTCGGCGCTGTCGCGGTCAAGCCCGCGCTGGATCCGAGTGCTGCGGCGGAAGCCGCGGGGGCATCCGTCACGGCGACCGGTTCAGCGGTGGGTTCGGGTGGTATCCAGCACGCTGACGACATCGCCAACGCCGGGTTGTTCGTCCAGCAGCACGGTCATCGCCTGCGCTGGGCGCCCGCGCGCAAGCAGTGGCTGGTGTACACCGGTGCGCGCTGGATCCCCGACGCCGGAGACGCAGCAACCCGAGCCGCGGTGGAGACCGCACGCTCGCTGTTCGAGATGCGCCTGGAGCGGTTCCGGGAGGGCTCGGCGTCCGAGGGCGAGCTGGAAGGCCTGCTGAAACGCGCCAAGGACGCCGGCAACCGGGCCCGGATCAACGCGATGCTTGAGATCGGCCGGGCCTACCTCGTCGTCCCCGAAGCCGATCTGGATGCGGACCTGTGGTCGCTGAACTGCCTGAACGGGACGCTGGACTTGCACACCGGTGAGCTCCGCCCCCACAACCCCGACGACCTGATCACCCGGCTGGCCCCTGTCGAATGGGATCCGGCGGCGCACTCGGAGCGGTGGGAGTACTTCCTGTCCACGACCATCCCGGATCCGGCGGAGCGCGCCTTCCTGCAGCGGATGGCCGGATCCTTCCTGCCGGGCGTCAACACCGACGAGAAGTTCTTTGTCCTGCAAGGTGACGGCGGCTCGGGCAAGTCGACCTTCACCGAGGCCCTTGCCGCGGCGATCGGCGACTACGCCACCTCCGCGGACGTAGAGATGTTCTTGCGCTCACAGCGCCCGCGGACCGCACAGGAGGCCAACCCGGCGATGGCCGCGCTGGTGGGCCGCCGCCTGGTGATGTCGCCGGAGCCGCCGAAAGGCCGCCAGTGGGATGAAGGCCTGATCAAGCGTTTGACCGGCGGTGACACAATGACCACCCGGGAGATGTACGGCCGCAACTTCGACTTCAAGCCGACGTTCAGTCTGGTGGTCATGGCGAACCTGCGGACAGCTGCGGACGGGGACGCCGGGGGCGGAATGGCGCGACGGCTGCTCGAGGTGCCCTTCCCAGTGGCACGGGGGGGCAAGGGTGACCCCACGGTGAAGAAGGAGCTTATCGACGCCTCGGTGTCCGGCGCTGCTGTCCTGGCCTGGACGGTGGCCGGCTGCCTGGCCTGGCAACAGCAGGGTCTGGCCGTTCCGGACAGCGTGCGGGCGGCGACGGAGGAGTACTGGAAGGAGCAGCTGGAGGGTGATCCGGTGGTCTCGTTCCTGGCCGATTACTACGACGTCACGGGGTCCGATGAAGACCGCGTTACGCGCGCTCAACTGTTCGAGCACTTCAAAACGGCTACACACAGTAAGTGGAGTCGTAGGGCGTTTAACGAGCGGATGAGAGAGATAGGCGGGGAGGTTGGGGTGTGGGAGCGTAAATCTGGAAACTACGACTACTACTGCGGGCTTAAAACTAAGACTCCGCCTAATTGGGAGGACTTTAAGGACATAGCACCGGTTACAGATAGTACAAATTAGGTTACTCTCTGTTCTATTTTCTTATTTTAAGTACTTATTTACTTGTTTAACTTGGAAAGGGGAGGAAGGGACAGAAGGGGAGTAACTCGGAAGAAAAACCCCTATAGAGAAAATGCAGAAAGTCCCCCGAGTTTTGCCCCTAGTGTCCCTATCGCCCCTTTCGGTTTCGGAGAGGATTACACGCTGTGAGCAACGTATGGTTGCCAATGCCGGGCTGGTACGTGGTGGCTGAGACTCCTGGAGGAGCACTGGAGTATTGGCCCGTGCTGGCTTGGGCCCCGGAGAGCTCCGCGGTGCAGTGGTGGTTCCAGAGCAGAGTTCGGATGGAAGTCGTGGGCGCTGGAAGCGACGTACGGATGGAGTACCGGCCCGACATGAGCTAGCCTTGGCTGTGTGGCCGGCCCGGGCGCTGCCCAGCGTTGCGGGTTTGAGGATCAGGCTGGAGGTTGTTTCCCCCCCGGTGGCGACCGGCCGCCTGATCCCCGGCCCGCCGAAGCGCACAAAGTGTTCAGGAAATGTGCAATTCTTGTGGTCAAGTGGCCAAACCTTGTGCACGTAGCCGTATCGGGAGGCGGACATGACCAAGCGCGTGTCCGCGGAGGACCGGGTCAAGGCGCAGCAGTTCTTCGCGCAGGGCCATCCCGTGCGGACAATTGCCGAGCTCCTGGACAACCGGGTCTCCGCCTCGTGGATCAGCAAGACTGCGCGTGACGACAGCTGGCAGAAGGGGCTGCTGGACCCGGAAGTCGTCGCGGCCGGCGAGCCCCAAATCTTCGAGTCCGCCAACGCCTCGCCAGAGGAGATGCGCTCAAACACCGAGAAGGTGTCCGAGGTCCAGCTGCGGCGCTGGCAGGAGCACAAGGCCGCGCTGGCGGCCAAGCTTGGCGCTGGGGCGGAGCGGATCCTTGAGCAGATCTTCGCGCAGCACGTCGTGAAGGAAGTCAAGACCGTCGGTATGGGCAGGGGTGTGCAGGACCTGCGGATGGTCGAGGTTGTGCTGGCCGAGCCGTCGCCGGCCGACAAGAAGCACCTGGCTACGGCGCTGGCCATCCTGGTGGACAAGGCCAGCCTGCTGAGCGGCGACGCGACGCAGCGGGTCGAGACGTCCAGCCTGACGGGTGAGCAGGTCAAGGACCGGCTCAAGCACTACCGCGACGAGCTGGCGCAACGCCGGGCGGATGCCGAGGTTGCGCAGGCCAAGCGCGAGGTGGGGAGGAAGACGGGATGAGTACGTTCCACATGTCCAACGGCTGGGACTTCACGCGAGGCGAAGACGGCGCGGTCACCATCGAGACTGCGGACCACGACGCGGTCACGATTCCTGCAGTGGAGTGGGCCTCGGTGGTTACCGCTGTCAGCCCGAACGCGGGCGACGGAACGGTGTTCGCGGTAGCCAAGAAGCTGCACGGCGTGCCATGAGCCGAAACCGCTTGACCCGCAAGGTATAGACGGGTTACAGTCAGAGCGGGTCGAGGGCGCAACTCCAATCCGGGCAGGTTCGCTTGCGGAATCCCGGTGACCCGGTTGAGGCTTAGATGCGGATGTGCTTGGTCGGGTAGCTCCCGGCAACGTCACGCCGTCGGTAGTGCGCACTGCTGGTACAGCCGTCGCTCTCGTTCCGCATAGTTGCCGGGCATCCTCAGGGATTGCCCGGCCTTTGCGTTTCCTGGCCCTACCCACCCGTAGGATTTGCCCATGCCTGCACGTCGCCCTGATCCCGCATTCGGCTCCGATAGCGGAGAGCTCTCCGATGCCGCTCAGGCAGCCGCTTCCGTGCGCTTCCGGCCGCTCGATGAACAGGCGGAGGGAAAGCCCTTACCGCCACGCGGCAAGCATCGCCGGCAGGTGGCGCGCGGCCAGCTCTTCGGAAGAATCCGGGCGAGGATGTACCGCAAGGGTTGACAAGACTATAGAAAAGCTATAGTCTTTTCACATGACGACGACATGGAGCAAGACCACCGACCCGAACGGCACCGAGGTCTACACCAGCAAGCTGTACATCGCGGAGATCTGGAAAGGCCCGCAGGACCCCGGGTACGCGGTGATGGTGCCGGGCCGGACTTACAACGCCGGGGTGTTCGGCAGCCTGAAGGAAGCAGCCGGAGTCGCGAAGTACTTCTGACCGCAGGCCCGCCCTCCGGGGCGGGCCTCAGCAAGCCGCACTAGTGTGTTAAAACCCTGTTCGGGTGCCGTCGTCATACGCCACCCTGTTGCAGCCCCGGGGCTGAGGCGCTAGTCTTTGGGCTGTAACTTTTCTAGACACCGGGAGAACAAATGAGCAACCTCATCGAGCACGCACGGACCGAGCTCGAACGCTGCGGGCAGTTCGAGGAGGATCCGCGCTTCGCCCAGTCGCTAGTTGCGGCGGTGGCGGCCTTCGCCAGCTACGACGGGCACAGCGGCAGCTCGGCTGAGATCGGCGCTGAGCTGCTGGCCGACTTGTTGCGGTTCAGGAACCTGTCCGCGTTGACCAACGACCCGGAGGAGTGGATCGGGCACACGCCGGACATGTGGGACGGTGAAAACCACGTGTGGCAGAACCGGCGCAACGGTGCCGCCCTCAGCACTGACGGCGGGCGCACGTACACCCTGACCAGCGACCCGAAGGACGAGACAGGGAACCTGCCGGTCTACATCGCCGCGGAGGCCGCGCGATGAGTGATGCGTACGAGGCGTGGCGAGACACCAAGGAAGCGCTGGCCGAGGAGCCGGACAGCGCGTACCTGCGGAAGGTCGAGGAGGCATTGCGGCCGGCGGCGCTGCTCGGCTATCTAGCGGGCTTCCGTGGACTGGACGGTAACGAGGAGCCGCTGGAGTGCGACGCGGAGGAAGCTGAGACGTTCCTGGCCGGCCTGGACAAGCTCCGGGCGCCGACACACACCGATCTGTGGAAGCTCCGCGCCGAGATGCGTATCGTTGCGGCCAATGCCCTGGTTGCACTGAGCCGGATGAACTGGACCGGCGAGCACACCTACGGTGAAGCGCTGGAAGACGCGGAGCAAGCGTTGAAGGAGGTACTCAACGGACGGCCGTTCCCGAAGCTGGATCGGTTCCGGTGCCCGAGTCTGTTCGACGTACCGAGGCAGGTGGTCCCCGCGACCGGTGTGCGGCAGCTACGCTGCCAACTCCAGCTTCCGCACGATAGCGACCACCGGTACGGCGTGCACACCTGGACCGACGAGCAGTCCGTCAACCCGCCGCAGAACCACGACGAGGAGCGGGACTCGAGCAGCAAGCCGCACCATCTGCCCACTGACGGGCCGTGCGGGAAGCCGTGGACGTCCGCAGATCCAGACGGCGGAGCCTGCATCCGGCCGAAGATACACGACGGCCTGCATCGCGACGAGGCTGGCCACCGGTGGTCGCAGTGAGTGCGGGCTACAAGGGACGGTTGCGGCCGGCGAACCCGGCCAATTGCCGGGCATTCTTCCTAAATGGGAAGCCGAAGTACTTCATCCAGGTTGGCAACCAGCTGCAGCTTCGAGACGGGGTATCGCCGTGGATCTGAGCGAAATCGAGGCCAAGGCCGACGAGCTGGCCGCACTGATGCTGACAGTCCAGCAGGTCGGGGATATCCCGGCACGTCTCGAAGGGCTAGTGCATCTGGCACAGATCAAGCGTGTAGTCGACCTGCGCGCGCAGTGGAACGCCGGCGTCTCGATACGCGAGGAAGACCGGGTGCTCCGGGAGCGCGAGCTTGTGGCGATGGAGCAGGTCGCAACCGCCGTACCGAGGCCAGGAATCTGCGGCTGGCGCCCGCCCGAGCCGACCAAGCCTGCGGTCGATCGGCTGCACGAGCTGGTGGGCTACTTCATAACAACACGCCTTGAACTCCTGCAAATGATGCGCGTTGCTGAGACCGACGGCGCGGACCTGACAGCGGCGGAGAACCGGGCCCGTGCCAACGCCTACTACGACGCAGCCACCAAGCTGAACGAGATCCTGTCCGAAGCGGATAGCTCGGGAGTGGACCTGTGAGCACGGATGAGCAGGGCTCGACGCCCGCTTCTACCCGGACTGAGCACCGTTACTCCACTATGGACGTGCATCCGGTCTCCGAGTGCAGCCCGGAGTGTTGCGGCGGAGACCTGCGCGGCTGGAAGAACGCGATCGACCCGAACAAACGCTGAGCTCCCCGGCTGTTGACGCCCCGTCTATAGAAAGCTTATAGTCGGGGCTCAAGCATTTACCGGGAGGAAGCATGAAGGACCTAGGCATGCGGGGCGCGGGTGCGGTGACCAGCAAGCGGAGCATTCGAGGGCTCTTGGCTCTCGTGCTAGCCGGCTTGGTGCTGACCGCAGGCGGCTGTCCCGCTGAGGGCGACGCCGACCAGCACGTGCACACCGTCACCTCGCTGTCGCCAGGCAAGCACACGGTGACCAAGGCCATCCGCGGCACATGGAAAGCCGTGGGCGCGACCCGCGGCTGCCACTGGACGCTTACCGCGAAGGACGGCGACGAGATCAGCTCCGGGAAGTGGTCGCTGAGCAACCGCGAGCAGTGGGTGCTGCTCGGCACCGGCAACCTCGGCATGACGTTCTGGGCAAACGACGCCTGCGGGACGTGGACCTGATGCGCGCCGTACGGCGCCGTACCCGGGAGACCCTGCGCCACGAGCGCGCTGTTGTGCTGCGGGCGCTCGGAACCCCAACGGCCGCCCAGCAGCGTGCCGACATCGAGGCCAACAAGCGCCGCGCAGCACAGCTGCGCAGCAAACACCACCAGGAGACGAAGTGACCCACCACTGCAGGACCCACCGGCCGGCCGCTCGGCACCGCCGTACGACGGTAGGCGATCACGTCCGGCGATTGACTGCGCTTACCGCCGTCTTTGCCGCGGCGATTGGCGCGCTGTATGCCTCACCTGGCCCCGGCGCAGCAAACGCCGCCCAACACTTGGAGCTGAGCGCGGCTACCGTGAAGCGTATGACCGACTACGGCAGCGGGACACTGGCACCTTGGCAGACGCTCACCCACGGCACCGTCGGAGACCTGCTCGATACGCCGTACGACGGCGACCCGCAGGCCGACGTGCTGCTCATCGGGGACTCCATCACGACCCGGAGCTACGCCGGGTTCATCTCGGCGGTCGAAGCGGCCGGGCACACCGCGGCGGTGGACTACTGGTCGGGCCGCCCGACCGCGCCAGCCGTTGACCGGGTGCTGAGCCTGACCACGAAGCCCAAGCTCATCGTGATGGCGACTGGGACCAACGACATTTTCGACCCGAGCGTGATGGCGGCGCAGATCGCCCGGCTGAAGGCAGGGTTGCCCAGCACCACGCGGCTGATGTGGGTCGACGTGCAGATCAGCCGGCCGGGCTATGAAGTGGCCGACCAGCGCAATGCGATGGCGGTCAACCAGCAGATCTACCAGGCGATCCCGAAGGACGACGTCATCTCGTGGGCGAGCATGTTTTGGAGTGCGCCGTGGCGCATCGGCTACTACCTGGAGACCGATGGCGTCCACCCGAAGATCCCGCTGGGGACGGACTTTCGCAACGCGGTGCTGATGGGACAGGTCGGCCCGGCACTGGCGGCGCTGTCATGAGGTTGACGGTGTGGAAATTCGTGGTGCTGTGCTTGCTGGCGTCAGCGGCTGTTGTCGCGTTGTCGGTGCTCATCTTCGGCAGCGTCATCCCGGGGCTGTTGTTCATCCTGCTGACTGGCGTGCTCGCTGCCTTGGCGGTGGCGGCATGAGCGACCAGAGCCTGCAGGGCGCGCTGAACGAGCTGCGGGCCGACCTCGACCGCTCATACCCGGACCGTGCGCAGTACGACGTCCCGTCCACCGTGATCGACCGACTGGACGCGATGCTCGCCGCCCACCCTGCCGAAGATGCCCCGTCGGCGGCCTCAGCATGGAGCGCGGGGCACCGCATCGGTTGGGAACACCACCAGGACGGCGGCTACGGCAACGACTACTGGGATGACCCGACGCCGAACCCGTACAACACGGTGTGCAACACGGTTGTAGAGGTGCGCGACGCCCGGCCGCTGGTGGACGCGGAAGCGGATGCCGGGCCTTGCTGCCTGCAAGTGGGCACGTGCGAGCTCCTGAACGTAGCCATCAGCAGTTCCAGCGCGGCCCGGCCCATGCCGACACGGGAGCAGATCGAACGTGCAATGCGGGAACAACTCGTGCGGTCGAACTTCAGCGACAACCTGCACGAGCCGATGCGCTCTCAGGTGATCGACCAGTGGGTCGAGGTTCTCGCTGGCTCAATGGTCCTGCTGCTGAACGGAGCCGAATCGTGACGCCGGCTGAGAGTGACGTGCGCCGGTTCTGGGAGAAGGTGTCACTGCCGGATGGTGGCGGGTGCATGCTCTGGACCGGGAGCCTCTCGCCGAGCGGGTACGGCCAGTTCTGGCTGGGTGGTCGGATGCCGCGCGCGCATCGCGTCAGCTTGTTCATCGCCGTTGGCCCGCCACCATCGGATCAACCGCACGCAGCTCACTCGACATCCCGACGTGTCGCCCGAGCTGGTGGCTTCGAGGACGCCGCCTACATCGCCGCGACGAATCCGCTCGTCGGCAAGGCGCTGGCCGAATGGCTGCTCGATGAGCGTGTGCGAGCGATGAACGCCGGGACGGACCCGAATAGCCACGCGCTGGCGCTGGCCCGCCTGATCATCGGCGGTGCGGAATGACGTGCTGGCGTTGGGCGGCCGGGCTTACCGGGCTGGTTGTTGCCGCTGCCGTAGCTTTCTGGCCGGCGCCGCGCGTGGACGTGTCGCCGCTGGTTATCCCGCATCAGCGTCCGCAGCATCCGATATCGATCTACTACCCGCCGGGTGAGCCTGAGCCGAAGGCGCCAGGAGATCCGGGCTGGACGCGGCCTTAACCTGTTGACCTAGCTATAGAATTACTATAGTCTTTGGACATGGAGAGCTACTGGAAGATCGCCGTCAAGTTGCTGGCCGGGGCTGCCGTTCTTGCCGGGCTGGTCCTGCTCGGACTCGGCAACGCGGGGCTGCTGCGGTGAACGCTGTCGCGCAGATGCGTAAGGCGCGGTCCGGCGGGAAGCGGGACACCGGACTGCGCGTCACCCTGCTGTACGAGGACGGCTACGGCAACTGGGGTTGGTGGTGTCCGTCGAGGACGTGCACCCCGGGCACCGAGACGGTCTGCGGCAAGGACGGGTTCAAGACGCGTGACGGCGCACGCCGGGCCGCGCAAACGCACGAGAAAGGGGAGCACTGATGCTTTGGGGAGAAGCTGCTGCCGAGCAGCACGAAAAGGACCAGCCGAGCGAGTACCTGACCTTTGCGGTGCTGCCGGACCAGGAAGGACCCGAGAAGTGCAGCTTCTGCGGGGCGTCTGGGCCGACCGTCGGCATCGGGGATGACGGGATGTGCATCAACACCTACAAATGCCAGGAGCGGTACGAGGTGCGGGAGGATCTCCGATGAGCTGTTTGCGGCCGGACGGCGCGAAGCCAGAACTGGAGCCGATCAAGGATCGCGAGGACTTCGAGGCGCGGATGAAGTACGCGATGGGACGGAAGCGTCTGCTGTCCGGTCTGCGGATGCGCGCTGGAAAGGAGCGCGTGGAAAAGGAACTGCCCTACGCCGACACGGAGATCCGGCGCTGGGACACTGAGGCCGATCAGCTCGTTCTGATGCGGGCCGCGCAGATTCTGGACGAGGCCGAGCAGCGCCGCCGGAGCGTGCTGGCAGGGCTGCGGCTGAATGAGGTGGTGCTGGATGCCGATGAGAGACGGGGCGACTGATGGCCGTGTTTGACCACATCGTTTGCTGTGACCCCGACACCGCGCTCTGCGGTGCTGATGTAGCCGGCGAGGACATAAGCCTGTCGACGCCGGATCACGCACCCAACCTCTGCCCGAACTGCCGGGAGCTCGCAGCGTTGAGCGCTACATGCTCCGAGCCGAGCTGTCTCGGCGTGTTGCTTGACGACTGACTATAGAAATACTATAGTCCTCTCATGCACACCAAGACGCTGCCGATGAAGAGCAGAATCAGGCGCATGGAGCCTGACAGATACCGGCGACACCTGGCGAACATGGCGCTTCTGGGCACTGCGGTGGCCTGGACGTCCGCGATCCTGTCCGTGTTTCGAGTGTGGGGTAGTTTGCGATGAGCAATCAGAAGGTCGAGGCGACCTACCACGGCCGCCGCAGGGCGTTCCTGATCGGGGACTGGGTACGTGTGACCGAGCTACCGGAGCTTGACCACCGGCTGGGACAGGTGATCGCCATCCAGGACAGCATGAAGCCGTACGTCGTGCGGGTCGGCGGGTCGGACCGCTTCCCAGACGTGGCGATGGACCGGGCGTTCGACTGGCTGGCGCTGACGCCGGCCGCGGCGCCGGGGATGCGCATCGAGGAGACCACCGGCGAGCACACCTTCCACAAGCTCGAGGACGACCTGTATCAAGACTGGGCCGACGATGCTGAGGGGCACATCGCGCTTCACAGGGCCCCGCGACCGCCGTTTCCGACCAACGGAGAGCTCGGCTTGGCGCTCGGAATCGTTGCTTTCATCATGTTTCTGTTCGCCTTCATCGTCTTCTTTTACCCGGGCTGGTAGCGCGCAGGGAGGCAAGTTGCTAAAGGCAATAGAAGTCAGAGCACCCGTACTGCGCAACACCGCGGTCATGCGGATGTGGTTCGACGCGTGGAACGAGGACAACCGCAGAGCGCGGGAGGAGTACTACTTCACCCGAACATTGCAGGAACTGTGCCAGCGAAAGCTCCATCACACCGGGAAGCCGGGGTTGCTGACGTCGGACGGGCGCTGTGTGCAATGCAGGAAACAGAGCAGGCGCACCCGCGAGTACATGCGCAGGCGAGGCATTGCACTAGCGGATCTGGAACCGATGCGGATGCGCCGTCTGACAGAGGAACAGGCTGCCGAGGTAGTGCGGATGTACGCGGAGACGTTCGCATCGGCACGGCAGATCGGCAAGCTGTTCGGAGTGTCGCACACGACCATCCGCAGAACGTTGCAGCGAGCCGGAGTGCAGATGCGCAGCCCGTCCACAGTACGCAGGTACGTTATGCAGCAAGCCAAGCAGAACAACCACCAACCGGGAGACGAAACAGATGTCTGAGGCAAGCAACGCAGTCAAGGTCGATGACGGCAGCAGTGCCGCGGAGGCGCTGACTAACCTGACGGCGCACCGGCTGCCTGCGCTGTCGCAGCCGGAGTACGAGGAGATCGACCACCCGGCGCACTACGGCGGGCAGGACAACACGTACGAGGCGATCAAGGTCATCGAGGCCTGGAACCTCGGTTTCAACATCGGCAGCACGGTCAAGTACCTTGCTCGGGCCGGCCGGAAGCCGGGCGCGGCGTACGCCGCCGACCTGCGCAAGGCGGCGTTCTACCTGCAACGCGAGATCGAGGCGTGCGAGCGGTGACCGCGGAGAGGCGGATCCTGACTGCCGAGCAGGTAGAGGACATCCGGAACGCGATGGGGGTGACGGAGGGGGATGGCCGTGTCTGGGTGCTCGCCGTTGATCTGGACAAAGAACCGGAGGGCGTTGCTGACGTCCTAGCGGCCGATGACGTGATCTGGTTCACTGGGGCCGACATGGTACGCAGCAGCTGGACCAACTACCGTAACGGAACACTGCAGATGACCTTCAAGCACAAGGACAGAGCGTGACCCCCGCCGATACGGCGCAGCGTCACCGCGTTGCCGAGGCGGCGAAGGACGCCTGGATTGCAGGCTTTCAGGCCGCCCGGCACTGGCCGAATCACTCGATTCCAGATCTCGTGGTCGAGTGGGAGGGCAGCACGCCGCGGGTAGTGCCTAACTGGAACAGGCATCTGCCCGGGTGGATCAGTTGATCCTCCAGTCCTGGCGGATCTCGTCCACCCGAATCACGCCGCGCTGGTGGTGGGTCCGGGTGCACGAGTCGGCCGAGGATCTGCGGCGGGCGGCGCATCGGCACAACCCGCGGATGGGCTGGAGTTTTTGGGGTAAATCAACCATGGCCTGCTGCCAACCGGTCCGCGCCGTGCTCGAGGTAAGTGACGACCCGTCTGCCCCGGCAGGGCCAATGCTCTGGCCGTCTACCGGGCTGGCCGGAGTGATTCGGCTCTCGGCGGAGAACCTCTACCCGGAAGTGATTTACCACGAACTCCTGCATGCGGCCTGCTCGACATACCGAATGAACGTGGACGTCGAACTGAACCTCGGAACGGCGTACGACGACATGAGCCGCGAAGAAGACCTGGCCTATATCTACGGCCAGCTTGCCGCAGACATGGACACCGCGCTGAAGCAATGGTGCGGGTAGACTCCTCTCGGGTGCAAGGGTGGAAGCCCGCCAGTCTCGTGCTGGCGGGCTCTATCATTTCTCTATGACTACCGAACCGCTCTGGATCCCGTCGGACGCTGAGATTGAGCTGATGACGCAGGACGAGCGCCGGGAGGTTACCGAGCTGCTAGCCCGGGTGCGGCAGCATGAGGACGAGGAGTGGCTGCCGCAGCCTAAGCAGCAGTTGGCCACCGAGCTGGCAACTCGGGCAGTTGAGACGCTGTACGGCGGCGCGGCCGGCGGCGGCAAGTCCGAGTGGCTTCTGCACTATGTGCTCGACCAGATGCTCGGTTTCCCGATGAACCGCGGCGTTATCTTCCGGCGAGTGCACCCGTCGCTCGAACGGACCCTGATCCCGCGGTCCAAGCAGATGTACATGCGGCACGGCGGACGGTACAACGAGGTCAAGCACACCTGGGCATTTCCGAACGGGTCGGTGCTGGACATGGCCTCGCTGCCGGACCTGAAGAGCGTTGAGGACTACCAGGGCACCGAGTACGGAGTTATCGCCTTCGAGGAGATCACCGAGTTTGAGGAAGAACAGGTGGACCGGATGATCGTCCGGCTCCGCCCGCCCGGGCCAGGGATCCGCTCCCACTTGATCGCGACCTGCAACCCCGGTGGGCGGGGGCACAAATGGGTGAAGCGCCGGTGGGTCAAGCCGAAACCAGACGACTACACCGGCAGCCAACCGCCGATCCCGTTCGAGGTGTGGACGCCGAAGCCGTCCAACGAGCACCCCGAGCCGAACAGCCGGGTGTTCGTGCCGGCCACGCTGGCGGACAACCCGATCCTGGAGGCGCGGGACCCGTCGTACCGCAACCGGATCCGGGCGCTGCGCAACACCAACAAAGCACTGGCGCTGGCGATGGAGCACGGCGATTGGGACGCTATCGACTCCGTGGAGGGGGCGCTGTGGCAGCAGTCCGACCTGGATGGCGGCCGGGTCACACCGGAATGGTTCAAGCTCAACGTCGTGGTCCAGGCCCGGGTACTCGCGGTCGACCCGTCGGACGGCAACGAGGACGGCAAAGGTGACGCGTACGGCGTAGCGGTGGTAAGCCTCGGCATGGACGGCGTCGGATACGTGGAGTTCACAGACGGCTGGCGCGCCGACCCGAACATGATGGCGAAGAAGACCGTCCAGCTGGCTGCGGAGAAGAGCTGCGATGCGATCGTGGTCGAAAAGAACCACGGCGGCAAGTGGGTCAAGACGCTGATTCAGAACAAGGACAGGTACGCGATTGTCAAGACCGTCTGGGCGTCGGAGGGCAAGATCACCCGGGCGCGCCCGGTGGCCGGCCTGTTCGCGTACGACGAGGACCTGGCCGAGGCCGGGCTGCCGTACCGGATCCGGTTGGTTGGCACGACGCACGAGCAGTTCGAGGAGGAGGCCACCACGTTCACCGGTGCGCCGGGCGAGGTTTCGCCGAACTTGCTGGATGCGGTCGTGTGGGCCGGCACCTATCTGCTGCTCCAGCCGCGGACCGGCGAAGGTGGCGGCTACAACGACGAGAGGTTGGCGGGCCGACGGTGATCGATTCGCCGATACCATCAGGGCAACATCCGAGCGTTGGGAGGCGCACACGTGAACACTGCTGACCCGCGCGAAATCGTCTTTGATGCCTGGACTCCGATCTCCTTCAAGCGCCATTTCGGCAATCGGATGCAGATCGGCGAAGGCGTGGGTTTCCGCCCGCCCGACTGGGCCGGGCCTGAGCACTTCCGCAGGTTGCAGGCGTACGCGATCTTGCGCGCCTACCAGGACAACGCAGGGCGGGAGTTCTTCGCAGGTAACCGGCTGGAGATCAACGACCGGCGCGAGTACGGCGACGCCGCGTTGCTGGTGGAAACCGTTGTCAACGCGCTGCTCGGCGAGAACCAGCAGATCGTCACTGAAGGCGCGGAGGAGCTCGCGCTCGAGGAGCCGCCGGAATCGCCAGAGACAGATCTCAGCGGAAACCCAGAACCGGCACCACAGCCGGACCCCGACGAAGAAGCCCGACGGCGCGAGGCTCAGGCCGCGATGGATCTGCAGGACTTCCTGCGGCAGTGGGCCACCGATGAGCGCCTCGGGCTGAAAATGATCGAGACCGAACGGCTGTCTGTCGGGCTCGGCGACGGGGTCTACTCGCTCGGCTGGTCGGCGGACAAGAAGCGTCCACGGCTACGTGTCTGGGATCCGGCGTTCTACTTTCCGGTACTGACCGACACCAACGAGGACGACTACCCCGAGCGGGTGCACATCGCCTGGGAGGTTCCTGAAGACCCGAACGAACCGCTGGGCACCCGGTGCCGGATTCGCCGGATCACCTGGGAGCTCGGCGACATCGAGCCGGCCGAGCGTGCCGGGACGCCGCGGCGGTTGCTTGGCGCTGGCGATCAGCTGTTCTCCGGCGACAGTAGGGACGCGGTCGGACGGATCCAGCGGCTGTACCCCTGGAACGACAACCCGTCCACGAAAACCTGCTACTACACCGATGCAACGTGGCTGGTCGACAAGAGCAACCGCTCGATCGACGACCTGACCGAGGGTACGGCGATCTACGAGCTGGACGAGGAGGGCCAGCCGGTCAAGCGCCAGGATCTGCACATCGACTTCATCCCTGTCGTTCACGTTCCGAACACCGTGTCGCTGCTGAACCACTACGGCCGCAGCCTGGTCGCCACCGTGCTGCAGATCCTGGACGACTTGAGCTCGGCCGACACCGACCTGTCGGCCGCTAGCGCAACCACCGGGCATCCCATTCTGGCTCTGCAAGGCGCATCCGTCGCCCGGGACCAGAAGGGCCGGTCCATGCTCACCTACCGACCGGGCGAGATTCTGGAGACCGGCGAAGGCAAGATGGACGTGCTGGATACCTCTAAGGCGCTGGACGCGCTGATGGGGTACATCGAGTTCTTGCTGAAGCGACTGTCCACCAACAGCCGGGTGTCCGAGGCGTTGCTGGGCCGGATCAAGCCGAGCGAAGTTCCGTCCGGCGTTGCGCTTCAGCTCGGATTCGGCCCGACGGATGCCCTGATTCGCGGGATGCGGCTGGTTCGCGCCGAGAAGTACCCGCTGATGCTCAAGTTCGCGCATCGCATGTTCCTCGCCGCACAGTCCGCTGGCGAAGACGTCGGTGAGGTGCCGAAGGAGTGGATCCACACCGAGGTGGGCATGGGCAGTTTCCTGCCGCAGGACCAGCAGGCGGCTGTCACGCAGGTCACTGCGCTGTACGCCGCCAAGGCGGTCAGCATCGAAACGGCGATCCGGATGCTGATGAACGCCGGGATGCCGATCGAATCGGTGCTAGAGGAAATCGAGCGGATCCAGCAGCGCGATTTTGAGGCGGCGAACCAGCTGCTTGATGCCACGGGAGACAAGGACGCGGTCGCGGACTTCCTCGGGATGCCAGAGCCTCCGCCCGCACCCGAGCCTCCGCCGGCGCCGATCATCGTGCACCCGGGGAACCTGCCGATCCCACCAGCAGACCCGAATCAGCCGCAGCCTCCCGCCCCGAATGGAACTCAACCACCGCAGCCTGTTGCGTCTTAGTCTATAGACGGGTTACAGTTTCAACGCCAACAAGGCGCGATTGCAGAGTTCCCCCTGAGCCCCGGACTGTCCCCCACGGTCCGGGGCTTCTCTGCGTCCGCGCCCAACATCTGGCGCGGACGTGGCAAACTGTCTGTCAAACCACCCGGGGCATCCGGGACTGATGCGGGACCTGCACCGTTCGACGCAGGACGAGGTATCTGGGAGGAAACATGACGCTGCCCGAATCCGTACGACGGAGCAGGCGGCCCGGCACCTACGTGCTGGGGCGTGCGGCGCTGTCCGGGAAGTTCTCCGCACCGGCTCCCGAGCCGACGCCGGAGCCCGATCCGGTACCGGACGACGACAGCGGCAAACCTGCGGGAAAGACTTTCACGCAGGCGGAGCTGAACAAGATTGCGGCCAAGCAGAAGGCCGAGGGCAAGGCGGCAGCCGAAAAGGCGATCGCCGACCTACTCGGTTGCACGCCTGCGGAAGCCGCGGAGATCGTCAAGAAGCAACGCGAAGCTGAGGACGCGACCAAGTCCGAAGCCGAAAAAGAGCGCCAGACGGCAGCTAAGGAGCGCGCGGCAGCGGAAGCAGCCAAGCGTGAGGCGGCAGTCGAGGTGCTGGAGGCACGCATCGAACGCGCGCTGGCGGCCGAAGGGTTTGCCGGTGACGACAAGAAGCTGGCCCGGGTGCGGAAGATGATCACGGTGGAGACGGGTGCTACCTACGAGGATGTCCTGGCCGATGTCCAGGACGCCAAGAAGGAGTTCCCGGAAATCTTCGCCGGCAAGACCCCAGAAAGCGACGACGGCAAGAAGACCGGCAAGCTGCCCAGCAGCGACCCGGCCGGACGCCCGCCGAAGCCAAAGAGTGGAGAGGATCTGTACGCCGCCGGAGCCAAACGCTTCGAGGAGCAGCTGGCAAAGCGGACGGCGCGCAACCCTCTGCTGAAAGAGAAGGCCTGATCAGTCCCACTGAAGGAGGGTGTCCGGAATGGGCATGAACCTCGGAATCCGCAAGCTCACGTTCGGTGCAGAAGACCAGTCGTGGCTCGCGTCGAAGGAAGGTACCGACAACGCCGATTCGGTGACGTTGGATGCCGCGGCGTGCATCGCCGTCACCGAGTTCGCCGCGGGCACCGTGCCGAGCGGTGTACCGCTGAACCGCGTGTCCGGTACCGGACGCTTCAAGCCGGCGATCTCGACCGACGTGATCGACGGCTACCTGCTCCACACCGTCGATCTCACCGCAGGCGCGACACAGGCGGCTGCGAACACCGCGGTCGCTGCCATGTGGAACGGCGAGATCATCGTGTCCAAGGTGCCGACCTACACCGGCCGCACCTCCACCCTTCCGGCCGCGGGTACCACCCTCGGACTCTTCCGGTACGTGTAACAGAGGGGTTTGAGTTCTCATGGTGATGCTCACCGATCTGGTGAACCCGCAGGAGCTGCTGGGGTACACCCGTTCTGCTCAGATGGAAGCCGATCGAAACCAGTTCGTGCTATCCAACTACCTCCCGAACGACACCACGCCGGACGGCGAGATCACGTTCCGGATCGTGCGTGGATCCTTCCGCGACCAGAACGCGGCCAAGGTCCGCTCGTGGGACGCCGAGGCGCCGATTACCGGACGTCAGGGCGTTGAGCGGATCATGGGCGAGTTGCTGCCCGTCAGCCAGAAGGTCCGGCTGGGGGAGGAAGAGCGGCTGCGCAACCGCGGCCTGATGCGAGGCCTGTCACCGCAGACCAACACCGAGCTGATCGATGCCATCTTCAACGACGCGGCCAACATGGCGCGGTCGGTGGCGGCCCGGTTCGAGCTCTTCCGCGGAGAGGTGCTGGAGAAGGCAACCGTCACGATCAACGAAAACGGCGTGGCGCCTGCGACGATCGACTTCGGCCGCAAGGCTGGGCACACCGTTACCGCAGGCACCGTGTGGTCCACGATTGCCTCCGCGACTCCGGTCTCGGACATGCGGACGTGGATGCAGACCTACATCGACACCAACGGTATCCAGCCGGCGTACGCCCTCACCTCCACCGCCGTCATCAGCAACTTGATGCGGAACGCGGAGATCCGGGCGCTCGCGGCGGGGCCGGCAGGTACGCCGGGCATCGTCACCGTCGATATGGTCAACGCCGTCTTCCAGGCGTACGGCCTGCCGCCGTTCGTGGCGTACGACACCGTGGTCCGGGTGGATGGCACCCAGACTCGGCCAATCGCGGCGAACAAGGTAATCCTGATGCCGCCGACCACCGAGCCCCTCGGTGCGACGCTGTTCGGTACCACGGCCGAGGCGCTGGAACTGGCCGAGGCTGGGCTGATCCAGCAGGACCAGGCTCCCGGCATGGTCGCGGTTCCGATGAAGGAGATGGACCCGGTCGCCACGTGGACGCTCGCGACCGCCGTCGGCTTCCCGGTTCTGGCCAACCCGGACCTGACCCTCACCGCGACGGTTCAGTGATCTGAGACCGGTACTCGCAGGGATGCGGGTACCGGTTTTGGTACGACGACACGATTCCGAGGAGACTGACATGGCCGACAAGTTGGCCGGATACGTTACCTTCCACAACCGCGAGGCCGGCGAGTCCCAGACCTTCGGTCCGGGCGACGATCTGCCGGACTGGGCCGCCGAGCTGGCGCGCCCGGAGCACTTCGAGGAGCAGTTGTCCGACGCCGAAGCGCTGCCGGTCGCCGGTCCTGGTCAGACGGCCGGTGCCGGTATGACCGAAGAGGAGAAGGCCGAGGCCCGCAAGAAGGCGGACCGCGACCGGAAGGCCGCGCAGCGTGCGGCGGCCAAGGCGCAGGCCGACTCCGACGCGGCGGTCAAGGCTGCGGCCGACGCGGAGGCGCAGCGGCAGGCCGAGGCGCAGGCGGCAGCTGAGCAGCAGGGACAGGGCTGATGGCTGGCCCGGGCCGCGGCGGCAAGGGCGCGACCAACGTTCCGAAGCTGAAGGGCGCCAAGGCGCAAGGCTCGCGTCCGTCGGGCAGTGACGGCTGGGTGCCGAATGCGCAGTACCCGACTGTGCTCGAGACGCACAAGCTCCCGATGACCCCGGGTCCGTTTGTGCCGGGTGGCGAGGGCGAAACCACGATCAACTCGACGCCGGCCAAGGACTGAGTGCCGAGGATCACCCGCAGACGGGTGCCCGGGCCTACTTTCCTCCCAGGCCCGGGCTCCCCTGCAACTGACTGGAGGCGGTCGGCATGGCGTTCAGCGATGACGAGCTCGCGTATTTGCGGACCAAGCTCGGTTCCACCGTCAACGAGGACACCAACCCGGCGGTTGTGGACGACCTGGAGACCCGGTTCGACCGTCTCCACGACGTCAAACTGGTTGTGGTCGAGGTACTCCGGCAGCGTCTGGCCGATATCGCTGACGCCGCTGAGAACCCGCTGAACTTCACCGTTGTCGGTGAGTACTCCCAGGACGCTTCGGCCAACGTTGCGTTTCTCGAGAAGATGCTGGCTCGTGCCGAGCAGGAAGCCGGGGTGGCCGGCCTGTCGACGGTGGTCGGTGTCGAGCCTGCCGACGACCGGTGGCGCCGCAACCGCGTCTACCCGCGCGGAGACCGGCAGCGCGTCTTCGCCTCCGATGTCGAGCGCTACCCCTTCTACCCGTACTACGGGGATGGGTACGGGCGCTGATGCCCACCCAGCAACCGAAGTCCGCCATTGCAGCGATCGAAGACCCGTTGCTGAAGGTGTATGCCGACGCCTGGGAGCAGATCCTCGAAGCGCAGCGCCAGATTGCAGCCGACCCGTTGAAGTGGCGGCAGAAGAAGCGACTGCTAGAGCTGCAACGCGCGATTGAAGGCAAAATGGCAGAGATAGATGCGTCGACGCGAGAATGGGTGCAGACGCAACTCGTCCGGCCATACGCAATGGGGGCCGCGGCCGGCGCGGTGGAGCTGTCGCAGCCTGCCGCCGCGGTGTGGAACCTGCTGCCGCACGACGCGATCTCGCAGATGGCTACCGATACTCTCGACGACCTACTGAAGGCGACGCGGCACGTCCGGCGTACGACGAAAGCACTCATCCGCGCGATTGGGCGGGATGAAATTCTGGCCAAGCTGACGCAGGGCCGGACTGCGGTCGACGCCGGCCGCCGGATGGCGAAGATCCTGGAGCAGCGCGGCATTCACGCTCTGACGTACGCCGATGGCTCGAGGCACGGGCTGAAGGAATACGCCGAAATGCTGGTCCGGACCCGCACCGGTACGGCGTACAACCTCGGCAGCCTCGAAGCGCAGGAAGCGCTCGGCGTGACGTTCTGGGAATGCTTCGACGGGTCCGGCTGCGGGCTGAGCAGTCACAACGACCCGAACAAGGCGCTGGGGCGGATCTTCGACAAGGACACCGCCTTGCAATACCCGCTGAGCCACCCGAACTGCCGCAGGAGCTGGGGTGCCCGGCCGGACGTCAAGACCAAGGCGCACGCCGAGCAGGCAAGCTCGAGCGTCACCGACGAGCAGGTAGCCGACAACGCGGCAGCCGACCAGGAACGCGCCCGCGCACAGGAGGCCCGGCGCTACCGTCGGCGCAGCTTCACGGCTCCGCAAGCGGTTTCCCGCCGTGCGAACCGCGCACCGGCCGGCGAGTCGCTGAGCGCCGCGCGCCGCGGAGATGTGCGCGTTCCGGTGCGGCGCAGGCGTCGGGGATGATGTACCCATGAGCAACGAGCCGCTGCCGGTCCGCATCGCCTGGGGAAGCCCTTACAAAGCACCGTCCGTCCTGCTCGGCGATGGCGAGCACGAGCAGCTGATTACCGACGCCTCCCGGGTCTCGGTGGATTGTTCGGCCGGCAGCGCGCCGCGGGTGTTCTTGGAGTTCGAGGACCGTCCGGTTGAGGATCTGCAGTTCGAAGGGGTCGTCTTCGTTACCAAAGAGATTCCTGCCGACCCGCTGCTCGCCGTGCAGGAGTTCCTCGGCAACATCGACGCCGACGAGCTGAACAAGGCTGTGCTGAGCTTGCTCGAGTTCGGCGAAGTTGACAGTTTCTCCGAGGCCGCGCTGACAGTGCTGAAGGGGTGGGCCAATGGTGCTTAACCTTGAGAATGCTCGCCGCAAGGTCGAGTCCTTCATGACCGAGTCCGCGCGGGTGTACACCCCGGCTTCGGTGGATCTGTTGCCGTACGACACAGCCTCGGGCGGTCTGGAGCTTCTGCCGTCGACGAATCTGCTGTACGACGGTGCCGCGAAGTTCCGGGACATCGTCAGCCGGTCAGCGCGGGGGGGCGGGCTAGGACCGGCCGAGGGTGGGCTGGCGCTGTTGGTCGTCGGGACCAAGATCGACTTCCCTATCGGCGATGTTCCGGATGCCGGGTTTCCAGAGGGCTGCCTGATCGTCTGTACTGATTCGCTGCGGATGACGCAGATGGTGGGAGCGCAGTACCTGATCCGGGAATCAGCCTTGAAGACGTTCGCGGTGCAGTACACCGTGATGGCCGAGCGGCGGAAGGCGGTGGACCTGTGACTGAGGTGAGCTACGTACTCATCGGCGCCGACGCTGTCAGCGGCAGCCTGCGTGCAGCCGCCGCGGAGGTCTCTGCTGAACTACCGAACAAAGTCCGGCACTTCGGGCAACTGCTGCGGACGCGGGTCATGGCGAATGCCTCTGGCCGTCCCGGGCCGCGCGCAGTGACCGGCGACTACCGGCGCAGCTGGGTGCAGGAGTTCAAAGGCGGCGCGACGAGCCCCACCTCTATCGTCGGCACCAGCGCGCCGCAGGGACGCCGTCTGGAGTTTGGCTTTCACGGCGTCGACTCTCTCGGCCGGCACTACAACCAGCCGCCGTTTCCGCACGCGCGCCCGGCCTTCGACGCCACCGCGCCAGAGTTCGAGGCTGCGGTCAACGACTTGGTCGGGAAGTGGTTCGTGTGAGCGAAACGCCGAACCGCGCTGCCGTGACCGCCTGGCTGAAGGCCCTGCTGGACGGCAAGGTTCCGGTCGGTCAGGTCTGTGGGCTCGGCAAGCCGCAGGCACCAGCAGGACAGCCGTTGCAGTTTCCGTACCGGGTGCTCTACTCGATCCCGGGCGGAAGCGTGTCCGGCCCTGCGCTCGGGCAGTCCAGCGGAGACGCGACCTACAGCTACCAGGTCGATTCTGTGGCCCGGGACTACGCCATAGCGGAGGCGGCCGGTGCCGAGGTGCTGGAGTGGATCGTCGGACGGACAGCGGACGGCGTCTTCGTGGTACAAGCCCCTGACCCCGACGAACTACGGATTTCTGACAGAATCGTGGACGGCACCCCCGGAGCGCCACTGCAAGAGGGTCAGCCACCGAACCAGGTCTTCACTGTGTCGCACACCTTCGCGGTGTACGTCACGGTGGAGTAGCCGAAAGGAGTACGAGATGGCATTGATCCCCGAGGCGCTCGCCTCTGCCGGAGGCACCGGGAACGCTCCCCGGCTACCGGCCAATGGAGACACGATCGCCAACTGCAGCCCAACTACCAGCCTAGTCTTCAAGAACGGAACAGGCGGTGTGGTTACCGTTACCGTAACGGGCAAAAAGGCATGCAGTCGAGGTGTTCTTCATGACCTAGTGGCTTCTGTCGCCATCGGTGCCGAGGAGATTATCGGCCCGATCGACAGCAACTACGCCGACCCGATCACTGGACTGGCCACGGTCAACTACTCGGCCGTCACCGGCTCTACCGTCTACACCACCAGGGTCTAGGAGGCCGCCCCGTGAAGATGACACATCCCGAAATCGAGGCTGCGGGCGAGGTCCTCAACCGCGAGCAGTTCAACCAGGTCTACGCCCCGCGCGGCTGGGTTCTGATGGACGAGGCTACGGAGTTCGCCAACACACAGCTCGGGCGTTTCGTTCGCGACACGTCGGCCGGCGAGAGCAAAGGGGGGCTCACCAAGGACGAGGCTCGCGGCCTCATCGCCGTTCGCGGCGGCGAATACCCCGATTCTGACGCCTCGGGCGCCGAGGTGCTGGCGTCGTACCACGAGACCTTCGAGGGACGCCCACCTGTTGCGGCGTCTGTGACGGAGAGCCCGGTCGGTGTTCCGATCGCGCTGTACGACCCCAAGGACCACCCCGTCAACCCAAGCTCGGATGGCTCCGACCAGGGCGTGCTCGCTTACCTGGAAAACGCCGATGACGACGAGCGACAGCGCGTGCTGGAGCTCGAGGAAGCGGGGCAGGCCCGGACCACGGTCCTGAACTGGTCCCCGCCCGCCACCGATTCCGCCGAGGCGGACAACACGAACCAGGAGGGCTAGCAGATGGCTCGCTACTTCCGCCGCGGCGTCTCGAAGATCAAGTGGGCTCCCGCCGTCGCAGGCTCCAGCCCCACTCGGCCGGAGATCACCGCAGGCGTGGACCTGTCCCCGTCGGTTGCTGCGATCAACGGGTTCCAGTTCACCAACGCCCCGATCGCTACTCCAGACCTGTCGGACAACTTCGACAGCCAGATCACCGGCCCGGACACCGCGGGTGACTCGTCGCTGGACTTCTACGACGACGACACCTCGACCACGGTCCGCACCACGCTGGCCAAGGGCACGGCAGGCTACATCCTGCTGATGCCGTACGGCGACGTCGCAACCAAGCGAGTCGAGGTCTGGTCCGTGACCAGCCTGGGTGTCAACGACGCGTGGAGCATGGACGCCACCGCCGCGCAGTTCAACATCCAGTTCGCCATCACCAAGCGGCCGAACCAGGCCGGCGTCCTGCCGTAACTCCAGGAATAGACCAGGGGCCTTCCGCGGGCCTCTACAGTCAGAACCGGACCGCCCACCTGACGGTCCGGTTCTGGCGTTTCTGGGAGGAAACCATGCCGAAGCTCACCAAGACCGCGCTGCGGAAGAAGCAGCCCGTCACCGACGAACTGCTCATCCCGGCCACCGATGCCGAGCGCCGTCTCCTCGAGGAGGCCCGAGCTAGCCTGACCAACGCCGAGCAAGGGCTGGCACTGGCGCAAATTGCGGGGGAGACGTCCGCCGATGCTGCCGAGCTCCGCGTCAAGAACGCACGGGAGGTGCTTGCTTCGGCGGCCGCCGAAATCCGCAAGACGGGGCTCTGCATCACGCTGGTCAGCGCCGGGCAGGAGCGGTGGGACGAGATCCGGCTGGAGTGCCCTCCGACCGAGGAGCAGAAGAAGACAGCCGAGGAGAAGGGACAGGACGAGCCCCTCTACGACCCGAAGGTTTTCTGGCCGACGCTCGTTGCCGCGTCCGTACCGGACTCCGATCTGACCGCGGAAGACTGGCGGCACGAGGTGTTCGAGTCGAAGAACTGGGGACCGGCCGAGCTTCAGGAGCTGCGCGATCGGGTGGTCGCGCTCTACCAGACATCCAGGATCGTTGAACTGGGAAACTGATTCGGGGCGACGCGCGCTTGCGCGAAGAGCTCGCGTACGTCGTCCCGCTTGGCATTCCGCACAGCCATTTCCACGGCGGCCCGAACCGCTGGACTCAGCTCGACCGCGACAAGGCTCTCGGCTGGAAGCGAGACCAGCTCACGATCTGCCCAGGCTGCCACACCCGCAAGGAAGAATGGGACAAGGACCGAGACGCCTACATCGGGAACATCGAGCATTGCCCCGGCTGTGAGCGGATCGCGCAAGAGCGGGAGAACGCGCAGGGCAGCAATCGGCGAGGCCTGCACATCGGGCTGGTGCCAAAGGAGTTCGCTACCACCGGCGAAGAACTGGGCCTAGGAGGCTGAGATGGGCGTAGGCGGGGCCACCAAGACCCTGACGCTGGAGCTGAGCGCCAAGAACGGCGGGTTGTCCCGAGTCCTGCTGGACTCCGACGCCAAGGTCAAGGCGTTCAACAGCTCGCTGAACGACAGCAATAAGCACATGTCGCTGTCGAAGGCGGCTGTTACCGGCGTGGTCGGCGGGGTCACCGCGCTGGCTGCCGGCCTCACCTACGCCATCACCAAGGCGGTTGCCTTCGACAAGGCGATGCGAAACGTCAACTCGCTGACCGGCGCCAACTCCAAGCAGTTCGCGGCGATGGAGAAGCAGGTCATCTCCATGTCCACGAAGCTCCCGCAGAGCGCCACCACATTGGCGGAAGGACTCTACGACATCGCCTCGTCCGGCTTCCAAGGCGCCGACGGCCTGAAGGTGCTGGACGCGGCTGCCCGTTCCGCCTCGGCCGGCGTAACGACCACAGCCGTCAGTGCCCGGGCAATCACCGGGGTGCTGAACGCCTATGGCCTGAAGGCCAAGGATGCGGCCGACGTCTCAGATGTCCTATTCTCCACCGTCAACCTCGGTGTCATCACCTTCGACGAGCTCGCCAACAACCTCGGTGACGTCGTCGGCTCGGCTGCTGCGGCCTCGGTGGGTATCGACCAGGTCGGCGCGGCCATCGCGACCATGACGCTGTCCGGGGTCAAAGGCGCCCAGGCGACCACATCGCTGAACGACCTGATGAAGGGTCTGGTGCAGCCGAGCACCGCGATGATCAGTCTGTACAAGCAGCTTGGCTACGAGTCCGGGGCATCTGCGCTGAAGCAGAAGGGCCTGCGGGGTGTCATGGAGGACATCCGCAAGGCCACTGGCGGAAACATCACCTCGATGCTGCAGCTGTTCCCGAACATCGAGGCTGCCCGCGGTGCCCTGGCGCTGATGGCCAACGACGGCGCCAACTACGCCAAGGTCGCTGACCAGATCACGGACAAGAACAAGCGCGTCGGGGCAACGCAGAAGGTCTTGGACGAGCAGATGAAGTCGGTCTCTGCTCAGTGGGAGCTGTTCCGCAACCGCATCGACGCGTCCGCTACCACGATCGGCGTTGCGCTGCTGCCGCAGCTGCTGAAGGGAATGAAGGGCGCCCAGGATCTTGGTACCGCCATTGGCAAAATGGCGATCGACCTACAGCAGAAGGGTGCCACTGGCCTGAACGATCTGCGGGATGCCGGAGAGAACGTAGTCGAGTTCCTGAAGCAGATCGGCGAAGAGGCCCTCACTATGGGCAAGGGGCTGGTGCATGCAGTCGGGCCCGAGGTGATCGACACCTTCAACAATCTGGCCCACGTGCTGTCCGAGATCACCGGGTTCGCTGCCGACAACGAGAAGATCGTGGCCGCCCTGGGCATCGCGTACGCCGTACATGCGACCGGCGGGGTAGCTGCGCTGTATCTCGGGCTCGGCAAGGTTGCCGATGGTATGGGCAAGCTGAAGGGCAGCGGTGCCGCGACGATCGACTTCATCACCGGTCTGTTTACTCCGCGGATAGAGGGGACCGCCGACAGCCTTACCAAGCTTGGAAACAAGGCCAAGGCGACCGGCGCAGCGATGAAGGGGGCCTTCATGGCGGTGGCGCCCTCATTGGCTATCGGAGGGGTCATAGCTCTCGCTGCAACCGCGTGGTCTGCCTACTCGAAAGCCACGGAGCGAGCTCGAGATATCACCCAAAGCACGACCAAGGCTCTCCAAGCGGTGAAAGCGGGCGGATCCGTCCAAGACTTGCAGGACCAGTTGAAGAAGGCCGAAGACTTCATCACCGATTACCAAAACCGCATCAGCAGTTTTGGCGGCAAGGACCACAAGATCGGCATCACAACGCTGGTCCAGGTCAGCAAGAACTACGAAACGCTGGGCATGAAAGACACACTCAGCGATGTGCAGAAAGCGGCGTACGACGCTCAGCTCTCGATCGGCCAGCTGCAATACAACACGGTCGAGCTTTTCAAGGCGATGGGCAAGCCGTTGCCCGACGCAGCGAAGTGGATCAATGATGTCCAGGGCGCCAACGGCGTCAAGGCTCAGACCGCGGCGATGGCTCAGATGCAGCAGGTGCTCGACCAACTTGGTCCGGCGCTGCAAGCGGCCGGCGTTGACATGAGCAAACCGTGGGATGACCAGCAGCTGACTAACGTGTACTCCGCGCTGGACCACGTCCGCGACTCCGCTGCGGCGACTGGCAAGCCGACACAGCAACTTGCCGAGGCGATGAAGGTCACCGACACCGCGATGGGTGACGCGGCTACTTCTGCGGACAAGCTGAAGACGGCGCTTGACGGGCTGACCGGTGCGGCCATCGGCGTTGATCAGGCGCAGATCGACTGGCTGAACGGGCTGGCCAAGCTCAGCGGCACCCTGAAGGACAACGGGGCAACGCTCTCGGAGAACACCCAGAAGGGCCGGGACAACAGGTCGGCGATCATCGACCAGGTGAAGTCCATGCAGGACATGCTGGTGGCTAACGCCAACGCAGGGGCCAGCCAGGAAGAGCTGACGACAAAGCTTGCCAGCAGCCGAAAGTCCCTGATCGACGTAGGCGCCGCAGCTGGTGTCCCCCGGAAGGCGATGGAGGCGCTGCTGTCGCAGTACAACCTGACGCCTGAGCTTGTGCAGACCCTGATCAAGGAGAGCGGCGCGGAGAGCACGACAAGCAAGATCAAGGGTGTTACCGCTGCTGCTGCCGCGGCGGCCAAAAAGAAGCCTGTTGTCAAGATGGATGCGGAGACGTCGGTCGCGCAGGCACGGCTGAACAGCGTGGAGAACCGGCTCGACCAAATCGACGGGCGGACGGCTACTGCATCGGTCACGGTGAACACCACGCAGAACACGTACAAAAACCTTGTCGAGACGCACATCTCGAGCGGTGTCGGCGTAAAGGTCAACGCCAACGGAGGTATCTGGAACTCCTACGACGACGGGAAGATGCCGCAGCAGGCGATGATCCAGTCGCCGAAGAGTCCGTACGGCCTGGTGCAGTGGGCTGAGCCGTCCACGAAGGGCGAGGCGTACATCCCGATGGCGCCGGAGAAGCGCGGACGGTCAGTGCAGATTCTCGGGCAGGTTGCCAAGGACTTCGGGATGATGCTGGTCAAGATGGCCGATGGCGGATTTCGCTATCCGCCGTTCAAGTACCCGCCGTTCCGCTACGACCCGAAGGGCGGCGCCCGGACGGCGCAGAGCCGTCAGTACCTCGCGGACAAGGCTGCCAAGTATCAGGACTACGAGAACAGCCGGTACCAGGCGTACGAGGAGTTCCTGGACCGGCAGCGCCTAGCCGCAACGTCGGCCGGGCGGTACGGCGCGGGTATCTATCTGCCAGGCAGATCTGCCAGCGACACCTTCGGCAGCCTCGCCTCCTCAAAGGAGGCGCAGGCGCAGGCTACCGCCGAACTCTACGCGCGCAAGTCGCGGTCTCCGAGCGATACCGCGGATGACTACTACCGGAAGCCGACCATCTCGCTGAAGGAGTACATGGAGGCGCTGAAGCAAACGGCGTCGTACCAAGAGAAGTGGAATCGCACGCTGCGCAACCTGTCCAACCAGGTCGGAGCCGATGTGGTGACTGCGCTCCAGGGAATGGGCGAGCAAGGCGAGGATGCGATCAAGAAGCTGGCCAACGGCTCGGTCAAGGACATGCAGCGAATGGCCGACCAGATCCGGCAGATGAACTTCAAGCAGTTCTTCAACGACACGGCGGCGGACGTGAAGGGCCGGGCTCAGTTCCAGACCAACCTGCAGGCCTTGATCAAGATGGGCCGGGCGGATCTGGCGCAGAAGTTCCAGGACATGGGCTACGACCAGGCTGCTGGTCTGGCTGCGCAGGCGGTTAAGTCTCCGGGGAGCACGCTCACCGAGCTGAACAACCTGCTCAGTCAGCAGGAGTCTTTCAACAACCCGCAGATGGCCGACGCCATGAAGCTGGCCGCGCTCATCCAGAAGTCCGGCGGCAAACTCGGAGTCATCGGGCTGTCGCAGGCGTCCGGGATGGCGGTCGGGGACGTGCTCGGGCTGCTGCAGTCGTTCAACGGCGCGGTGTTCAGCAAGATCCCGGTGGCGGCTATGCGAACTATTCGCTCGGACCAGTCTTTGCTGAAGGCAGGTAAGCAGCCGAGCGGGCACGCGAGCGGGACAATCATTCCGGGCTCGGACACCGGCTACTACTGGGGAGAGCCGGAGTCCGGAGGCGAGTCGCTGATCTCGCACGGTCTCAACCATCGTCGCCGGGCGCTGCAGCTGTGGCGGGAAACCGGCCGGATCATCGGGGCTGACGCGCCGGGCAACGGCTCGGTCACCATCGCGCCGGGAGCCGTGACGGTTTCCATCCCGGTCACTCGGCCGGGCGCTTCGGCTGAGCAGATCGAGGCCGCAGCGCGGCGCGCGGTCGGGGACGGCATGACGCAGCTTGTACGCGTACTCAACCAGGGAAGGAGAGGCTGATGGGCGGAGTACAGGAGGTGCTGCCGGACGCCAACGTAGCCTCCCTGACGTTTGGTTGGGTGGCCACCGGTGGCACGCTGACCACGGCGGTCAACGACAACAGCGACGCGACCTACATCACCGACTCCTCGCCCGGCTCGGCGAACACCCGGGCATCGTGGACTTTCGCCAACACGTCGCTGCCAGCCGGCGCCGCAATCAAGTACTCCTACCCGAAGATCCGCTGCTCGCAGGCTTCCGGTAGCGCCAAGCTGACCGGATCGGTAGGACAGCAGCCGGGCAGCACCAGCGGGGTCACATACCAATCGCCGGGCCGGACCTTCATTCCCACCTCGGCCATCCAGGACGTCGTACTGACCACCGCAGGAGCGGTGCCACAGTCGAAGTCCCAGGCTGTGGTGAACAACTTCTTCGTGACCGTGCTGCAGTACCCGGGCAGCGCACTAGCGGAGGACCATCGGTTGTACCGGGTATCGGTCCAGGTGCAGTACGTCGACTCTCCGACTGCGGTTGGCCTGGCACTGTTTCCTGCCTCAGCGAACACGCTGACTACCAAGCCCGGCGTGCAGTGGAACTTCAACAGCACCGACAGCTTTGTGCAGTACGAGTACCGGGTTGCACTGTGGCGGCAGGCTGACGTCGCGTTGTTCTCCGGCGGCCGGACGGCGTTTGAGGCGGCAGCGGCCAACCCATTCAAGGCATCTTTCGTGGGGACCGACGCGGCTACCAAGACACCAGTGTGGAGTACCGCGACCACCGCGAAGCCCGACGGCTGGACGGCCAGCGGGGACAACAACGTCACCACGACCGCGGACGTGGTCAACGGCGTGGCGTACACGTACTACGTAGAGGTGTCCGCCCTGCACGCCGGTGAGCGCCTGTTCCACCCAACCAACATCGGTATCTTGGACTTCACCGAGAGCCTCACCACCCCGACTGTGCCTACGTCCGTGACGCCTACCTGGCAGAACTCCCCGAACTACCGTGGACAGGTGGTAGTGGCCTACCCGACGCAGACGTTGGGGGCGTGGGACGGGCGACGTCTGATCGTCCAGGCGCGGGACTCGACATCTACCAACGAGGCCGACTGGACCACGCTGCCCAACGGCACTGCGGAGATTGCCGCCTCATCGGGCAGTGCGACCTTCTATGACACGTTGGCCTACCAAGGTCAGGGCCGGGTCTATCGTGCGAAGACGCTGCTGTACGCCACTGCTACCGGCTACACCTCGGGAAGCGCATGGGTGACGAGCTCTACCATCACGGCGGCGTACGACGCCTTCGTGCTGAGGGATCCGTTCCAGAACGGCACCGAGTTGGTGGCCAAGATCAACGGCGACTTCACCGCCACACAAGACGAGGTGCAGGGGCAGTTCCGGCCGATCGGGCAGCCGTTCACCGTAGTGGTGTCCGACGCCATCCTGGCCAAGAGGTGGAGCGTTGAGGTGGTGGTCAAGGACAAGGCCACCGAGACGGCGCTGGACCTGCTTCGGGTCAACCAGTCCCCACTGATGCTGCAAACGGACATGGCCGGTTTGCTGTATTGGGTGCGCATCGGGCCGTCCATCCAGAAGCGGCTGCTGCGGCAGTCCGACCGCAAGACAGATACGAAGCGTACGCAGATCTGGACGTTCGACCTGGTGGCGGTCGCCGCGCCGGCCGGGCAGAACCTCGGGGCGTTCTGATGCAGTCGCTTCCTACCGGAGTGGATCTGAACGGAAACCCGATCACGTTCGACGCCATCCTTGGCCGGGATCACCGGATGCACATCGCCAACCAGCTCGAGGACAGCAGCGGAAACGTGCTGTCGCAGCAGTTCGGGATCGAGGACGGGGACGTGACCTTGGACCGGACCGCGGCGGTACGGCGGTCGTGCAGTCTGAAGCTGACGGCATTCGGGGCGGCCGGGACCGTCACGGACCCGCAGCTGCTCGAGCAGCTGGCTGAGACCTTGATTCCAGACGACGACACCGATGCGTTCGCTCCGTACGGCAACAAGATACGGCTGTGGTACCGCATCGAGGTTCCGGGCTACGTGCATCCGCTGTACGGGGACAACCTTTATCCGTTCGAGCTCGGGGTGTTTCGCCTGTCCACGGTGGACGTTTCTGACGACGGCACGCCGACGCTGAGCATCACCGGCTACGACGACTCGAAGTACATCAGCAAGAACAAGACGACCGTCCCGTGGATTGTTGCCGCAGGCACTAACTACGGCGCCGCCATTATCGCGTTCTGCCAGGACCGCCTTCCTGGACTGCAGGCCAACCCGCACACCGTCACGCAGACGACCCCGCAGATAGTCGTGGATGCTGAGTCCGATCCCTGGCAGACCGTCACTGACTGGGCCTCCGCTATTGGCTGCGAGGTGTTCATCGACCGGTACGGTCTGCTGACTGTTCGGGATGAGCCGGACCCGCAGTCCGATCCGGTGGTGTGGGTGTACGACGACGGAACTACCAATCCGAACGCCGTACTGCTGAACGTGAACCGCGGGATGAGCGATGACCCCGGCTACAACGGCATCGTGCTGACGTCGGAGAGCAACACGCTGCCGGCGCAGATACGCATCGAGCTGTGGGACGACGACCCCGACAGTCCGACGTACGCACTTGGCCCGTACGGGAAGGTGCCGTACTTCAAGTCAAGCCCGCTGGTGACCGACTACACCGGAGGAGGCGCAATGGCTGCCAGCGAGTTGCTGAAGGTGATGGGCGGCACCGAGAGTTCGGACTTCGCCGTCATCCCGAATCCGGCACACGAGCCAGGCGATGTGGTGCGCCTAGTCCGGCCGCTGTCCAAGGAGAACTCCACTGTCGTACTGGACTCGATGGTGGTCCCCTTGTCGGCTGCTTCGCCGATGACAATCCGGTGCAAAGAACGCCGGTCCAGCCTCCAGGTGAGCGGGACGCTGCTATGACTGGCGAGATCCGGGTTGTTCACCCGCAGGATGTGCTGCGCAGCCTCGAGGCGTCACGCGCAACCAACCGCCTGGCCGACACCCTCAGCCGTCAGGCCTCGCCGGGAGGTACGCCGTACAGCAAGACCCGGTTGGGGTACGTCACCGCGTTCGACCCGTCGACGTGGACCGTCACTGCGCTGATCGGCGACCTGCTGACCCCCATCCCTGGCATTGCGGCGCTCGGCGAGGTGCTTCCGGCCGTCGAGGCGCCGGGCATGTTCCTTCAGACAGGCGGCGACGGTACGACGGAGTACACCCTGATCGGGATGCTGCCGAAAGACTCGGGCACGCCAACGTACGGACAAACGTGGCGGCTACGGACGCAGGCTGATCAGACGATCGCGAACAGCGGCCCGACGGTAGGTGCAGATGCCTATTTGAAGTTTTACGGGCAAGCTGGTCGCACCTATATCTTTGATTTGTGCCTGATAGTGGCGCAGAGTTCCCCTACCAACACGATTGACTTCGTGCTCGACTGGATTCTTCCTTCGGGAGCGACCTGGTCCGGCGGCGGCCCGCGTACGTCGCTGTCGATAGCCACGGGTACCGGATCGGACTCGACCGGTGCAAGCGCGAACTGGCGAGCATACTCGAACGAGACCAACCCGATCGCGTACGGTATCGAAGGATCCAGCACCTTAGGTCTGTTCGATAGGCCGGACGCGGTCATGCTGAAGGGCACCGTGAAGATGGGAGCCACTAGCGGGCTGTGCTCGGTTGGATGGGCGCAGAACAGTCCGCAAGCTGTGTCTACCAGAGTCGAAGAAGGGTCATACCTAAAAGTGGATATGACGTCGGAGTACACGCTGTGACCAGTAGACCCGCCTCAGCGTGAAACACTGAAACCGTCAGACAGTAACCCGTTAGGGGCAAGCGTGACTACTGGGGAGGTGCGGGAAGTGCTCGACTCCCACCGTCGGCGCAGGCCCCTGCGGGCAGCCGCGTACACCGCCCTGGCCGTCGGAAACACCATCATCCTGGCCGACCCCACCCGGTCATTCCGGGATGTTCCCGGGCAGCTCCGCTTCTTCTGGAACGGGATGATGCTGGTCGGATGCCTACTGGCTGTGTACGGCTCGATACGCGATCGCTATATCGCCGAGTTCATGGGGATGCCGTTGACGCTGGCCGGTGTCCTGGCTTTCGTCGTAGTGCTGGTCGCTGCGTTCAATTCTGGGACCTTGGCCTTTGCCGCTTTCCTCACCTTTATCTTTATCGTGCTGGCGTCGCGCGGGCTTGATCTGCTGGGGCTGGTCAGGAGTATGCGCCGAGCGGCAAAGGGCCGCTCGTGACTACGATCAACGGGATTCTGGCCGTTGTACTGACTGGGGGCGGGGCGGCCTTCCTGTGGGCCTTGTTCCGCGGGCTCGGCTTGATTCGCACCGGTGTCGTCCGCACCGAAGCACGTGCCATCCAGAAGCTTGAGCAGTACCGCGACGAGGCCGACGACCGGGCGACACGCATCAGCCATCAGCTGGACTATCAGGTGGTACTGGCGGAGTACTACCGCAGCAACTACGCTGACCTTGCTCATCATGTAAGGCTGACCTGGGGCGCGGAGAATCTACCGCCCATCCCGCCGGCCCCCGTTTACACTCCACTACCACCACGGGGGAAGGCTCTCAAGCAGGTGACCAGCGATGACTGAACAGCTTCCGGTTCCGCCGCCGACTCGGGCGGATACCCAGACCCGGCGCGCAGGAGTGCAGTGGGTGACGGCGGCGCTGGGGTACGCCGTACTGACCGCTGCGCTACTCGTCGCATTGCTGGTCATCAGCGCGCAGACGCGGGCTATCAACGCGCTGTCGGGAAGCCTGACACAGCAGAAGGACCAGTTCACTGCCTGCAAAGGCAAGCCGGCGACGTCGCGGGGATGCATCACCCCGGTGGCGGCCGAGCCGTCCGTCATCGTCAAGCAAGGCAGCCGCGGCCCGATCGGACTGGCGGGGGCGGTAGGCGCGGCAGGGTCACAAGGCCCTTCGGGTCCGCCCGGCCCGACCGGTGCTCCCGGACCGCAGGGACCTGTCGGGCCTGCTGGACCGCCGGGAGCCGTCGGCAAGCAAGGTCCACCGCCAGGTTGCTCGTTGCTCAGTACGGCGTGCGTCGGAGCGACCGGCGCGACGGGGCCCCAAGGACCGGCGGGGCCTGCGGGCAAGGACGGGAAAGACGGACCGGCCGGACCGCAGGGCCCCGAAGGCAAAGCTGGACCAGCTGGCGAGACTGGCCCTCCAGGGCAGCAGGGTGCTCAGGGCGAGATGGGTGTGCAGGGGCCGACCGGGATAGGCATCAGCAGCACTGAGTGCGTGGACTTCGACCCGCCGGACGGCAGCCGCTGGGAGATCACCTACACAGACGGCTCAAAGGGCTACGCGAAGGGTCCCTGCAAGGTCAAGCTTCCCTAGCTATGATTTCTCTGTAGCCGTAGAAGGGAAGTCTGGACAATGGCCAAGGCGCCTACCCTCGCGCAGATTACCGCCAAACTGGCGGAATGGCACGTGCGCTTCATCGTCTACAACGGAGCTGCTACTCGCGGCCGTCCAGGCGGTGTCGAGCCTCACGGCCTGACGCACCACCACACCGGTGGCGGGTCTGCCTCCGCGTCGTACCTGTACTTTCTGTTCGTCACCGGCCGCCCTGCCGAAGGTATTCCCGGACCGCTGTGCAACGTCGCCACCGACTCCGGCGGAACCATTCACATCGGTGCAACCGGCCGGGCCAACCATGCGGGCTCAGGCTCGAGCGCCACTGCCACGGCGATTGAGAACGAGAACTACAACGGCTACGCCGTCGAACTCAAGCCCGGCCCGGACGGGATCAACGGCAATGCGATCTACCTCGGCAACGAGTGGATCTACTCCGGCACGGTCCCGCCGACTGCTGCGCAGTACCGCGGCGCAGTGCTCTGGGCAGCGGCGATGTGTGACCTGCTCGGGTGGTCAGCGTTGTCCAATCTCGCTCACCGCGAGCACACCCGGCGCAAGGACGACCCCTACGGCGTGCGGATGTACCAGTTCCGCAAGGACGTACGCGCTGTTCTGGCGGCCGGCGCAAAGGCGACCGGCACCTACGTTGCCACGGGAAAACTCGCGGCCCCCACCACCAGCAAACCCCCGACACAAGAGGTAGACGACATGCCCTGGACCGAAGCACAGCTGCGCGCGATGATGCAGGCCGAAGAGGAAGAGTACGCCGTCCGGTTCTGGGTTGACCCGCACGGCACCGGTACGGCGCTGCTGAAGATGATCCAGGCCATCAAGCTCCAGCTGGATCGAGTTGAGAATGCGGTTGCCGCACTCGACAGCAACGACCTGACCCCGCAAGCTCTGGACGCGCAGGGCATGACCGCGCAATCCCGGGAGCTCGCCACTGCGTTGGACTCCAGCGTGAGCGACCTGGCGGCCAGGCCGTCGGCCGCGCAGCTCCAGACGTTCCTGAATGCCGACGGCACCATGTCGCCGGCTCCGCATGAAGGAGACGGTTCGTGAAAACCATTTTCGGTAGGCAGCCGGCCTTCTGGCTCGGCGTGATCCAGGCCGTGTTCGCCTTCGTGCTGACGCTGCACCAGGTCACCGCACAGCTGCACCTGACCGACGAGCGAGTAGGCGCAATCATGGCGGTGCTGTTCGCCGTACTCGGGGTGTGGGAGTCCTGGTCGGTCCGGGATACTTTGCTGGCTGCGCTCACCGCAGCGGCGAAGGCTCTCATCGCGCTTTTTGCGGCATATCGGCTCGAGCTGACCGTCGACCAGACCGCTGCTTTGCTTGGCCTGGTGGCCATCCTCGGCGGTGTGTTCGTCCGGGACCGCACCAGTCCATTGGTTGTGCCGTCCTTCAAGAGCACGGAGGACAGTCCGGTATTGACGAAAGGCAACCTGAGTCTGGTAGCCTGAGGACTCCTGAGCAACACGCAGCCCCGGCCGACAGGTCCGGGGCTGCTGTGCGTTAGGGCGTCGAGCCAGCAAGACGACTGCTGCGTTCCAAATGTGGGATCCGCCCAACAACGCGCCGATGAAGAACCACACTCCAAGGTGCAGCGCGTAGTGGAAGGTCATTCTTCGTTCGCGGGGAACACCCGAGTGGTCGGGTAGATGGGCAGTTCGACGAAAGTGTCGGGATGCAGGTCGAACGGCCCGGGCTCTTCCGAGAGCCAGCACGATGTACCCGGAGCCATGACCACGACCACGCGACCCCCACCGCTGTCTCGCACCGAATCGACCTTGCCGTTGTAGTTGTCACCGTTCTCGCGCTTGATCAGTACGATGTCCCCAGGCAAGAGCCGACGGGCCACGTCAACGTAGGTTTCCAGCGTCTTCGACATCTCGTCCTCCTGATATGTGGTGATGCAATGACTATAGCTTTTCTATAGTTACAGCGCAACCCCACCAACCGAAGCCGTCCGGCAGATACGATGAGCCCAGACTTCTACTTCCCGAGCGGCGGAGGAAACCATGCACGACGACAGCAGACTCGCCGACGCTTTCGAGATGGCATGGAAGCGCGCGCAGGGGCTCAAGGATGGCGCCGGACTCGTCGGGTACGGCGTGGTCGAGCTCCGCGGCCCGGACGGGAAGCTGAAGAGCTGTGAGCCGTTCGCCAACCTGATCACTACCGCTGGTGATCAGTACTATGCGCAGAAGGCCATTGTCGGCATTTCGCCGACCAACGCTTCTGCTCCGACGGCGATGAACGGCATGAAGCTCGGCACCGGTACGACGGCCGCGGCCAAGTCTGGCGCTGGCGGCGCGCTGGTCACCTACCTGTCCGGGTCGAACGTCGCCTTCGATTCGACGTATCCGCAGGCTTCCGCGGTAGCTGGCACGGACACCGGTTGGAACGCGATCTACAAGACCACATGGCCCGCGGGTACGGCGACGAACTCCGCGATCACCGAGGCCGCGCTCGTCAATGATCAGGCCACGAACGCTACGAGCACGGCGGCCAACACTGCTGCCCGGGTCGTGTTCAGCGCACAGAACAAGGGCGCTCTGGACTCCCTGGCTATCACCTGGTCGCACAAGTTCCTGGGGGCCTGAGGTGCCGCACATCCCCGTTATGTTTGAGGTGGAGTACGCCAACACGGGGTGGATCAACGTACCCGCAAGCGCGCATGACGACAGCACCATCTACGAGTACACAGCCCCCGATGGCTACCAGATTTTGAGCTGGGGCTACTACTCCGGAGACTCTGTGCATCTTTCCATCAGTGCTGCGATGATCAACGTTACTGACGGGGTGGCGAACAGCTTCGTAGGTAACGTGGCCAACAGCGATTCTGCGGATCACAGCTACCGGTGGACGTTCCTTCTGCTGAAGATGTGACATGGGCGTCACCTTCAGGGGGTTCACGCGCTCGGGGGTCGACGAGGGTGGGACGCAGCAAGCCAGCAAATCAACCGCCTTCGTGCCGAGCTCGCTTTCCACTGACTGCGTCGTCCTGATCTGGGGCTGCTGGGCATCCGCGGGACAGGCTACGCCGTCTCTAACGTGGCCGACAGGCTTTGTCGGCCATGAGTTTCTGTCTGTCTCGGTAGCCGTCCCGTCGGGCGGCACGTTGTGGTTGAAGATGGCCTGGGGGGCGGCCATTACGTCTGGTAGCTACACCGTCACCACCGCCTCGTCGTACTGGGCCATGCTGCTGGCGCAGGGATGGGTCGGGGTCGACATGACCGGCGCGGACCCGCTGGATGGGACCGTCAGCACGTCCACGAATGGCGCAAACACCACCTCGATTGCGGATACAGCGGTCACCACGGCCACCTTGGCGGGGTTGGGCTGGGCGTGCCAGACGTTCAACGACGCGACCGCGACAGTGCAGCCGACTGGCTACACCAAAGACGACGGCGGAACCACAGTTCTGCACGCGGCACACGAAATCGCCAGCAGTACAGGAGCGCAGTCAGCGACGGGAGCTACATCCGGGGCAGTTAGTACCGTCAAGGTCGCCGGGCTGTACGGGCTGAAAGCCGCAGGTGCTGGGGGCAGCAACCTAACGCAGGCGCCATCCGACGCTGAAGGCCTAACGGACAGCGCTGCGCTCAGTACCGGAAAGAACCCGGTCGATCCGGAAGGGTTGGCCGACAGCGCTGTGCTGGACGTTGGCAAGAGCATGGCTGACGCCGAGGGGCTGACGGACGCGGTAGCGCTGTCGGTTTCACCGGTGCTCTCTGACTCCGAAGGACTCACCGATAGCGCGACGGTGACGGTAGCCCGGGCGCAGGTCCCGGCAGACGCAGAAGGGCTGTCCGACACCGCGACAATCATATTCGATCGGCAGGTGCTGCCGTCCGACGTTGTGGCGCTGTCGGATTCGACCGCGACGGACGTCGGAAAGGGTGCAACCGACCCGATTGGGCTGACGGACTCGGCGCAAGTGCAGCTGGTTGTCTCTGGCGTACTGGCGCCGACCGACACCGAGCAGTTAGTCGATGTCACCGCGCTTGACACAGGCAAAAGCCTGGGCGACAGTCTCGGCCTGACGGACGCCGTTCAGATCGACCTGTTCCGCCAACTCTCCGTCACTGCGGCCGACAACGAGAGTCTGACCGACACCGTCACGCTGACCAAGATCATCGCGCTGAACTTCCTTGACACCACGGGTCTCGGTGACCAGGACAACCTCGCGATCGGAGCAAGTTACAGCGATGACGTGGGGCTGTCCGACGGTGCGCAAGTTGTACTGGCCGCGAACCACGTGCTCAGCGATGATGCAGGGCTGACAGACTTCATCGTGCTCCACCTCGGCCCCGTGTTAGCCGACCGGGATCTGACGCTGGTCGGCGAGATCGAAGCGAGACGATTCAGTGGGACGATTGCTACAGGACGTTTCGCCGGCTCCCTGCAGCCCGGCCGCTGGAAGGGAGCTGTGAAGTGGTAGTCACGCCGCGAACGCTGAAGCGTGGGGATGTTGAGTTCGTCACTGCGACCATCATCGAGCTGACCGGTGCGGATATCTCCGAGTGCGTATACTGGGTCGCTCACGTGCTGGACAGCCAGAAGAACGACGACCAGGCCACGTACCCGTGGGAGGCTCCGCACGCGGAGAGCGGAGCGGTCACCGATTCTGTATACCAGGTCAAGAAGCTCGTTACCGCGGCACTGGTGAACAACACAAAGACGAAGTACAGGGTGTTTGTGAAGGTAGTAGACAGCCCAGAGACGGACGCCGTCGACTGCGGGACGTACACCGTAATGCCCTAACGTGCGCGACCCCGGCTCTCCAACCGTCCGGAAGGATGCCGGGGCCACGTCTTCGCCCTCTACTGAGTTTGCTCGGTCAGCGTACGTCAGATGTTCGCCTGCGGAGGCTGACCGCCGATCAGCGGGAACCCGCCCTGCGGCTGGCCGGTCGGCGCGGAGTTCTGCTGTGGGGCGGCCTGTGGCATTCCGGGCATCTGCTGCCCCGGGTTTGGCTGCGCCGTCGCTGGGAAGTTCGCCGGGTTGACCTGCCCCGGGAACTGCTGCCCTGGGAAGGCGTCCTGCTGCGGAGCGGACGCTTGGCCAGACTGAGGGAACTGCGCCGCGGCCAGCTGCTGGAATTGGCTCATCCCGGCGGCCTGCGGTTGTGCAGCGGGAGCGGCCTGACCCGGTCCGGTGATCTGCTGCGGAGCCTGCCCCTGCACCTGCTGCTGAGTTGCCCAGTCCGGCGCGGCAGACGGCGCACCGCCCTGTTGCACAGAACCCGGGAAGCCGCCGAGCGGCAGCCCACTGGGAGCCTGCGGCCCACCGGCGAAGCTGTTTGGAGTCTGCGGCGGGCCGAAGCTCTCCGGCGCGCCCGGCATTGGCGCCGCAACGGCGGCCTGCTTTGGTGGTTCCGGCTCGATGCCGTCGTCCGGCACCCAGCCGCTCGCGTCGACGCGGGCCTCATCGTTGCGGCGCGGGCGCAGTGTCGCCTTCACGACCCGGCCGGACTGCACGATGTACTTGGCCAGGTATTCCAGAGTTTCCTTGCTTACCGGCTGTCCCTGGAACCATTGGCCGAGCATTTCTCCGGTGATCCCGAAAGCCTGGCAGAGGCCGAGGAAGTACCCCATCCGCTGCTTGTCGGCGTCGCTGTTGCCCTTCGGCAGGTTCTCGTAGTGGTAGTGCTTCCGGCCGGCCATCGGCCCGGAGATGACCTCAAGCTGCAGCGACAGCATCGGCGCACCGCCGCTGTTGTCTTTGCCTTCGCCCGCGATTGGCCGGAACCGGTATGTGGCCGGCGGCAGCGGCTGCCCGCCAGTGGTCGGGGTGACTCCTTGCAGGGCGTCGTTCCACAGTACGGTGCTCACGTCGGGTTTCCTCCTGAGTTGTAGCGGGTTTCAAGGGCCTGGACGGCTTCTGTGAGCGTCCAGCTGTTCGGCTGCGGATTGAGGTGGTCGCGGACCAATACGTAGCCCGGAGCGCCGGGAAACGACAGGTAATGCGTGATCACCTTGGTGCGGTCTTTGGCCACGAAGATGCTGTGCGGCTGGACTTCCAGCCAGCGCTGCAGCTGCCCGTCGGCCGACGACTGCGAGGACATGTAGCCTACGACGTCCACGAAGCCGGGCAGGGAGTCTGCGAGAGAGCCTTGTGCCAAGGGTCTCCCGCGTTCTTTCTGGTTGGTCAGCGCCAGAATGACGACGTTCATCAGCCGGTTGTACGGTGACTTGGCCAGGTCCCTGAGCTGGCGTACGGCGGTCTCCATCTGAATGAGGAGCTCACCCCAGTGCTGGGTTTGCATCTGCTCAGTGCCGCGGATGGCGTCGCGGCAGCGTTTCTGGATCTCAGTCAGGCTGTCCAGGATGATGGACTGGAACGGGTGCTGCCCAGAGGCAATCCAGTAGTGCACCTGCTCCCAAGTTTTCCAGTCCTGCACGACTACCCGAACCGTCTCCGCGCACTCCTGTAGCGCGGGGTCGCAGCCGGGCGTACCGGGCGGTGGGAAGGCCGGATTCCAGATCTGCTTCGGCCACGAGGGGGTGTACTCCGATCCGGCCTCAGCGTCCAGGACAAGACGGGGGCCGGGGATCGTGTCGGCCAGATCGGACTTGCCGACGCCGGACTCGCCGTGGATCAGCGCGGTGAGGGTGCTCTGCTGGGTCATGCCTCTCCGTCCAGAATCTTCTTCAGGCGACTAGCCGTTTCTTCGGCCAAGCTGGACGTCTCGGTCATGGAGTGCAATGGGTTCGTGGCCAGATCCTGTAGCCAGCTCAGCAGGTGGCGAAGCTGCTCCTCACGCGCAGCGCGGATCTCCTCGAACGCGGTGACAGCCTGTTTGTCCCGCTCCAGCATGTCGGCGTCCTTGGTCATCACCCGGGACGTCTTCACGGCGGTAATCAGCATGGCTGCTTCAGCGCGGAGCTCGAACACGATTTTGGTTCTCTCGTACCGGGCCATCAGCCCTTCTCCACTTCTACATACCGTTTGTAAGGATCGTGTTTCTCGAACTCGCCCTCGATGATCGCCCCGACGTCGGAGCCGTCATCGAAGCGCGGGCAGATCACCCGGAAGGGACAACTCCAATCGCAATCCATCCCCGGCGTTGGATAGGCGACCTGCTGGGGGTCTCCGCCCGCGTCCAGCCTGGCTCGCAGGGTCAGCAGGTCGTACACCTCACCCCAGACCCGGGTGAAGAATGTCGTGTAGACCGTGTCGTTGTGCTCCACCCCGGCCCGGCCGTAATACGGCGGTTTGCTGCCGGCAGTCCGCTTCACCTTCCGCAGCATGTTCAAGACCCCGCCGTGCGCGAACTGCGTTTCACCAGTGCCGCGCTGCAGGGCCTCCATCCGCTGCAGAAGGCCGTAGAACCGGAACTGCTCGTTGATCTCGATCTGCTTGGGCAGAATGCCGAGCGCTGCGACCGTCTTGTGGTCCTCGAAGGCTCGTTGCCCGTTGGCCTTCAGCCGGATCTCTGTGTCGAGCTTCCCGATGAGGTGGACCCTGGTTTCCAGAATTGTGTCCAGGTACACCTCGACTTCACGCTCGGCCGCGATGATCTCGATGTCTGAGTCGGCGCCCTCGTCCACCAGCCACTCGAAGTAGCCAGCGAGCATCAGCTGAGCCAGCTCGTACTCGGACTGCATCTCTGCGGCCTTGTCGTGCGGGAACTCCGGGTGGTTGAGCCGGTCCTGGTAGTGCGCGTCCAGGACTCGCTTCCACTGGAAGGTGGCGGGGTCGCGGTCGGGTGTGGCGTAGTACGCCTCCAGCGGTGCATGCACCATGTTGCCGATGCTCAGCGGACCGATGCCCTCGCGACGGGGGCGCAGGCGGTGGTAGAACGTCAGCCACCACTTCCGTTTGCACCTTTTGAAAGTCTGCAGCTCGGAGTTGGCGAACTTCATCACGCGTGTGTCAGTCAAGAGTTCTCCCGGTGTTTCGGGGCGTCCCGGCCCCGGAGGGGCAACGGTAGCACTGGCTATAGATTTTTCATAGTCTTTCCGGAGGGGTCTCCCGCAGCAGGCCAGACCCCAGAAAACCGAGCCGGGCAGCTGCTTGTACTTCGATGCCCGGGACGGGCAGACGCAGTACGGAGCACGTTCTGTCACCCCGACGTCCCTGGGAACCGGAGCATCTCTTGCAGCACCCGGGCGTCCTGCAGGAACTGCTGCAGGGTTGCGGCTTTCTCTTCCAGCCGTTCCTTCTGCACGAACTCCTCCAGCGTCCCCTCCGAGACCACGTCAATGAAGGTCACCGATTTCGCAGTCTGCCCCGGCCGGTCGATACGGCCTCGGAACTGCTCATTGTCGTTGTTGCTGTCGGACTTCTGCAGGAAGACCAGCGTGTCCGCGCGCACCAGGCTGTTCAGGCCTTCCTTCGCAGCCGAGACCACGCACAGGCATACCCGGGTCTGCCCCGTCTCGAAACGGCGTTCCTGCAGGTCTTGTGCGCTGTCTGACATCCCGCCGGCAATCAGGCTGTATGGGATTTTTGCCTTGTTCAGCGCGTCTTCGCACAGGCCGATCAGCTGGCGGGACTGCGCGCCGAAGACGATCGCCCGGCCGTTGCCCGGACCCGGCCGCGAAGAGATGCCGAAGTCCTCGATGATCTCCAGCATCGCGCTGACCTTGTTGGAAGGTGCCTTCAGCAACAGGTCCAGGATCGGCTCGCCGCTGATCGGGTCGCGCCGGCCCTTGTCGACCATCTCGCCCCATGCCTGCGCAAGCTGGAAGAGCCGGTTGGACTTGTGCATGTTCTCGGTCGCGGTCAGCGTGCCGCCGTCCAGCGCAGCAGCCATGTTCTTACGGAGCTCGTGGTACGCCTTGGCCTGCTTGGTCTCCATCGGGACAGTCAGCGTCTGGTGCACCCGCCTCGGTTTGAACGGGTCGAACTGCTCACGCAGCCTGCGGATGCTGAAGGGCAGGTGCGCGGCGTGGTACTCCTCCGCGGTCTCCGGCTTCAGGCCGCCGATCTCCATCCCACCCCAGCCGTTGTAGAGCTGTGTGGCGTACCGGTCCACAAACCGGGTGTACGCCGGGTGCGCGCCAGGGTCGATCAGGTTCCAGATGCTCCAGGCCTCGGCAGCATCTTCGGATACGAGAGTGCCGGTGAGCCCCCATCGGAACCGGCAGGGTCCGGTGCCGACGGACGGCGTACCGTTCGCGATCGCCTTCAGCGCGCGGGTCTGCAGCGCGGTACGGTTCTTCGCCCGGTGCACCTCGTCGGCGGCGAAGGTCCGCCACGGGATCTCGTTCAGCGGGCCGGGGGTGCGGTCCTTCTCGGCGAGCTCGATCTGCCCGAACTTCTCCACCCGGGACAGCAGGCGCAGCGCCTCCCAGTTGATAACGAGCACTTGGGGCCAGGTGTCCGGGTCGCCTTCAGGCCACGCTCGCCCGCACGGGTCGTAGCGTGTCCCGCCGCAGATCTCGGGAGCACAGTTGCCGCCTTCGGGATCGTGCTCTTTCCGCAGGAACCGCTCCAGCACCTTGCGCTGTGCGGCCTTGCCCTTCGGCATGGCCTCCAGCCGGAGCTCGGGCCACAGCGGGCCCTTGCCGTCGCCGAGATCCTCATGGGCGATCTTCTTCCACGACCGGCGGACCTTGTTCGGGCAGACGATGATCGCCGGGAACACCGCGGCCTCACCGTGCACCGCGGCGGCCAGCTTCAGCGCCGCGAGGGTGGTGGCCGTCTTCCCCCCGCCCATGTCGTCCAGGACCAGGTACTTCTCCGCCCACACCATCGTCTGCACGGCGACGCGCTGCAACGGCCACAGCCGCGCGGCAATCGGACCCGGGCCGATGTTCGCGTCGGTGCTGAACCGTGTCAGCGTCAGCGGCTCGTAGAGGGTTTTCCAGGACGTCTCTGCCCATTCGCGGTAGCTTTCCGAGGGGGTGAGGGTGTGCTTGAAGATCCCGTTGATCGCGCAGTACGCCGGCCAGCTCGCGGTGACCACCCAGGTACCGGGCTGACCGGTGTAGGTGTTCGGCATCCGCTCCTGCCAGGATGCGCCGGGGACCTGGCGTGCCAGGTCTTTCTCGGTGAGGCTGGTGTGCAGGATGAAGTGGTTGCTGGCAGGATCGTAGTCGGCGATCACAGGAACACCCCCGGGTCGATGAAGCGGTGGTCGACGCCCCACTTCAGCGCGTGCTTCGCCGCGGCGCGGCGGTGACCCTTCTCGCCTTTCACGCCGGGCATCGCGGGCCACCAATCCAGTTTCTTCAGCTTGCTGCCGTCCTCGTCGTACTTCATCGCTGACGGCATCTGGCGGTCCATAGGCAACTGCAAACGGCGGCACCACATCTCGACGGCGCCGATCTGCTTGATGGACCAGGCCTCGGCGTCGGACGAGACGTTCTGGTAGGTCTGCGGGCCGATGCGGAAAGCCTCCGTGACCACACGGTCCAGACGCCACAGGGTCAGCGGCGAGTCGTTGCCGTGCCGAGGGTCCAGCCAGTCCAGCATCTGCTCATGCGGGAGCTCCCCGCCGGTCCAGCCGCCGACGGTGAAGTCAACGCAGAACCAGCCGGAGGCTTTGCCGGGGTCCAGGACAAAAAGGCGCATTAGTTGTCGCCCAACTCGCGGATCTTCCGCTCTAGATCTTCGAGGCGCTGTCGGGTTTCTTCCTCCGTGCGATCCTGCCGTTTGACCACCGAGTTCAACGCCTTCTTCAGGTTTTGCTGCCGAACGTCCAGACGACGGTTAAACTCCATCTGCATCGCAAAGGCGTTCGCCATTGTCTCTATTGCCTTGCGGGCTTCAGGATCCATCTTGGTGAAGTCGACGTGCGTGACTTGCTGGTGTCCCTGCTGCAGTGCCCGGCTGGAACGTCTCTGCTGCCGACGTGCAAGGCCGGTGTGCTCGTCCGGCATGACCAGCCGATACCCGACGTTGTTGATTGCCTCCAACGCAGTATCGTTGCGCAGCAGTAGCTCTTTGGCTGCCCGGCGTACGACCATCTGAATGGTATGCCGCGCATCTTCCGGGTGCAGCCCTAGAACCTCGCCGATCTCTTCATACGTGGCGATCTGATCCCGGCGCTTCTTGATCAGAACCTCTTCGTAAACGGTTTTCCAGCGTGCCGTAGGACCGATCGGTTCGAACGGTGCCATTACTTCAGCTCGGTGATCGTTGCGGTATAGCGGCCGAAGCGCGGACGCCAGTCACCGAGCCCGATGACCTGACCGGCAGTGGTCGCGATGTCCGACAGCTCGTCCAGATCCAGGATGTTGGCGTCGAGCAGGCCGTCTGCCGAGACCTGCCAATCCTTGAAGTGCGGGCGGCAGCGCATCACTCTGGACGTGCCGACCTTGACCGAAGCCATGTGCCGGAAATTCTCGTCCTTCCACAGCCCTTCCACGTCGCGGGGTCCTCGGTAAACTAGCGCGTTCACGTCTGTTTCGATGAACAGCCCACGGGTCACCTTGACTCCGCGCTTGGACAGCTTCGCGCCGTCCACCAAGCTCCGGCTGATGTTCTCAGCCGGTACGAATGGGCCGAGGTCGGCATCGATGTAGAGCCCGCCGGCATGCTCCAAGCGGGACGCTTCGGCGTGGTCCTCGTCGGTTTTGCTGCGCTTCCCTGTGACCTTCTTCAGCGCCTTAGTGGCGGGGTCAAGCGGGTTGGACAAGCGGCTGCTGTGCATCAGTAGCGGCGCTGTGCCTTGAATGTCGATACGGAACTTGATCATTACTTCTCCCGGTTGTTGTGGTGCCCTTGCCTTGCGGAGCCCTGCTATGCGGAGACTTGCCGGGCCTTGCAACGCCAAACACCGACTTGCCGTGCCCTGACCAGCGTGGACGCCAGAGGCTCGAACTCTGGTGCTTGCCGATCGTCCTGTGTTCTCCTCGCCTGGCCCCGACGCGGCGCGCCGTACCATGCCTGACCTCGGCCCGACTAGCTCGGCCATGTCGATACGACGATATAACCATGCTATAGATACCGTGTCAAGCACGTATATGTCATGCCGCATAGGATGCCGGTACGTCGGTCTTCTCGCCCCACCGATCCCCGATTGCGATCCCAACAGTTAGGGGGACCTGGAATTTGTCTCGCTCCGGCATCGTCTCTCGGACTGTTCGTACGGCTTCGGCTACGGAGTCTTCCGGGATTTCAAAAATCACCTCGTCGTGAATGCTCAGCAGCATGCACTCGCCCAGCCAGGTCTTGCTCAGGGCAACCTTCCGGTCTTTCAGCACGTCGGCCGCGGTGCCCTGAATCTTGTAGTTCAAGGCTTTGTACGCCTGGCTCGGGTAGCACGGCTCCTTTCGGCCGTACGCCGTCAGTACGTAGGCCTCACCCTCGGCCCACTCCCGGTCGATCAGCTCCTTGGTGATACGGGACTGGAACCCGGATTTCCGGGTCTCCGGAAACTGCCCCTCGTACACCGCAAAGAAGGCCCGCGCCTCATCCAGCGTCATACCGTTGCGCGCGGCAAACTTATCCAGTCCGACCCCATAGATCTTGGAGAACTGCCCAGTCTTTGCCTTGTTCCGGTGTGTTTTCGGGACCGGCTGATCCACCCCGATCCCGAAAATCATCCGGGCTGCCATCGAGTGCATGTCGTAGCCGCTGTAACCACGGCCCGTCATCTCATCTCCGTATCTAATGCTTGCCAGCATATTTACATCACCGCTGAAAGAGGCAAACAATCGGCCTTCTATTTGATCATAATCGGCAAATAAAAGCTTTGTACCGGGCGAAGCAATAAACCCGTTCCGGATCCGGTTGTCGTCGCGAGGTAGGTTCTGCAAATTGGGAGAGCTCGCCGACTCGCGCCCAGTGCGGGTGCCCAGCGGGTTGATCTTGCAGTGCAGGCGCCCATCAGGACCGGCGAGCTCCAGATGGCTGGAGGCGTACTCCCTCAGCCGTTTCAGCTGGCGCCACTCGACCACCAGGTCGGCTATCGGATGCCCGATCCCCTGCAGTACTTCGCGTTCCAGGCTGATGTTGCCTTTGTCCGTGAAGACGATCGGCACCCAGCCGGCCAGATCCCGCAACGACTTCTCTACTTGGCGGTCCGATGCCGGGTTACCGATCCAGTAGTCGTTTCGCAGCCGGAGCGCGATCACGTCCTGAGCTTGGGTCCACTCATCCAGATGCCGGACCATCCAGTCCCGGTCCGTCATGATGCCTCGGCGTTCCATGTCGGTCAGCACGAACGTCGACGCGAGCTCCAGATCGTAGATCGAGCGGTATGACTGCTCAATGCCCGGCCAGACCTCCTCACCGGTCTGCGCAGTGATGACGGTGTCGAAGGCGGAGTACTGCCAGAACAGCTCGATGGGGATGTCGTGGTAGCCGTAGCCGCCGGCCATCATCGCCTGCTTCAGCTGCGCCTCGCCGTACCCGGCCCACTGACCAAGCTTGCGGGTGGCGGTTGGCTTCAGCCCGGTGCGTCGCCACGGTTCCTGCAAATGTGTCATCGCGCGGCCGTCGTGCATCCACCAACGTTTCGTCGGGATGCCGTTGACCTCCATGAAGTGCAGGTCATGTTTCACGTTCCAGAGCAGCTGCGGGCCTTCGTACGCCGTCATACACTCCTTGATCAGGCCCATCCACTCCGACGACTCGATCGCCCAGCCCTGATGCCGGTCGCCGAACTGAACGAGCCGAAGCTTGTCCCGCCACCAGTCGAGGCCGCCGGATTCAGTATCCACGCCAAGCCAGCCGCCTGGGCGGCGCTCGCCTAACCACCTCTTGAGCGCAAACGCGTCGTCCAGCGTCTGCACCCAGTGCAGGCGGATATCAGTAGACCCGGGCACGTCCGAGCCTTTGCTTACGGGCCTTGTTCGCCCACTCGTCGGCCAGGCGGTTGCCTGGGTTGCCGTTGTGGCCTCGGACCCATACGGCCTGTGCGACACCGCGAACCGACGCCTCAAAGAGGTTCTGCACCAGCTCCAGATTGGCCGGTGTCTCGCCGTTGGCCTTCCGCCACCCGCGCCCGGACCACAGCGGCGCCCACTGGTAGATGGTGTCCACCCACAGGCGGCTGTCGGTGTGGATGGTGCCCGGTCGTCCGGCCAGCCAGCCGAAGGCCTCCAGCAGCGCGATGCCTTCCATCCGGATGTTCGTCGTACTGGCCGACCAGCCGGTCAGGACCATCTCGGTTTGCGTGGTGACCGCCCATCCGCCCGGGCCGGGGTTGGTCGGGCCGGCGGATCCGTCGGTGTAGAGCTCGAGCATTTCTTCTCCCGGTGTCGTACGTGGAACGGCCACCCCGAGCCGTACTCGCCCGCCGTGGCAGGCTTTCCCGGGAACGGGGTGGCCGGTCTGGTGGTGCTCAGCTGGAAGTTTTGATGTAACGCTTCTCGAAAGCGGCGTCGGACTCGCCGGCCCTTTGGAAGATGAAGGTGATCTTGGAGACCTTGTCCGTGCGCGTGCGGACCTTGACGCTGGTCGCTTTCGCACGAACGTGAAGCTGGTCTCGCATGGCCTTGATCGTGGCGTCGAAATCCTTGCCCGCCTCGATGGTCCACCACTGCCCGTCCTGCCATTGCGCCCACGGGTACTTGCTTCCCGGAGGCCGGATGGAAGTGTCGCGGCGGTCATTGGCGGTGGCCATGCGGCACCCTCCTTGGTATAGAAAATTCATCGTCTGGTTATAGTACAGCCTATCGCGTGCCCGGCGCTAGACTGGCTGCCGACCTTTGCGGACCTTCCGCGCCAGCAAGCGCCGTTCAGTCTCCGTAGTACCACCCCAGACGCCGTACTCCTCGTCTACGTTCAGCGCGAACTGCAGGCACTCGGCCTGCACGGGACACGCCGTGTTGCAGAACAGCGCCGCCTCACGTTGCTTCTGCAGATCGAACACCGTGTCGGCATCCTCGAGCGAGAAGAACGCCGGGATACGGGACGGGTCCGGGGCAACGCCGGTCGCCGGGTTGCAGGCCGCCCGGCGGCGCCAGGCGCCGTTCAGCGAGTCGGCCCACCGCGCCAGAACGCGGCGGCGGTGCTCCCGGTGGGCACTCACCCGGAGACCGCCGACAGCGAGAGCGCCCGGTCGATGACCGCGTTGTGCAGCTCGCCGACGCAGCGCCGGTCGGACTCTGGCGACCAGACGAATCGCCGTTCGCCGCCGCGGTCATTCGTCACGAAGGCTTCCGGTCCGAGCCCGCGCGCCCACTGCAAGGCCTGGGCCGGGTCCTGGGTTGTCCGTGATGCCGGACCGCTCAACGTCCCGCTGTACACCGTCCAGATAACCGCCATGAGACCCCCTCCTCGGTCAGTGCGGGCGCCGTGTCCGCACCGCCAGTCTATAGAGATTCTATAGACATTGTAAAGCCCTCAAGCAGTTGATTCACCCAGGCCGGGTGTAACTCTTTGGATTCGCTGAAAGATGAGCGGGAGGTAGTCCGCCTCCCGCTCGATGGTGACGCAGTGGAAGCCTTCCAGCAGTGCCGCCTCGACCGTCGTACCGGAGCCGGCGAAAGGCTCCAGCACCACACCGCCGGGTGGTGTAACAAGACGTACGAGCCAGCGCATCAGCTCGAGCGGCTTCACGGTTGGGTGCGCGACCCCGTCAACTCTCGGGCGTTCCTTGGCGGGCGCC